CTAATGCGGCGGGCCTGTGTATTGGTCAATAACACATTTGCGTCATTTAAAATGGATCGGTCTCTACTTATATCAGGGTCATCCAGTACCACAAAAGCCCATAATTCACCTGACATTTGTTTGGTGTAACCGGTAATTATTCGCTCTATATCAATACCCCCAGATACGCGGATCTCTGTATGTGCAAGTATTGTTCCAGCCGCAGGGGTAACCGGTGTTCCCACAATAGTGTAAGTGAAACTGGTTGAATCAATTACTGTAACCACAAAACGGCCGTTATAATTACCCCGCTTGTTTTCGTTTAATAAAGGGGTTCCGGTAGCAGGAGTGACAGGATCGTCATTTACTTCAAAAGTAAACTTTGTTCGATTTGATACCGATAGTAGTTTATGATCCCCATTATACTCGGCTTGGTCAGCATCGGAAATATTAACAGTCAGCTGAAACCCTTCTGTTAAATCATGGGGGCCTATGGTAATGGCAGTAGCAATATCGCCTACCCTCGTAAGTGACGTTATTTCATTTTGAATTAAAGCCCCTGAAATGGTAACCGAGTTACCGGTTGCTAGGTTGTGGGGGGTACTTGTCACCGCCGTTACCAAAGATCCGACCCTACTTAATAAGGTTACCTGCACCTCAGTGGTAAAGTCATTTGACAACCTTGGTAGTATTGTAGAAAGTTGTTTTATAACATCTGCAGCTTTCATTTAATTGGTTATCTCCCTTTGAGTAAACTACGTTTTATTTCAGTTTCAAATAGACTAATTGCATTCTTTTGGTTATGTTTAATAGACCTTATTAAGAAAGGGCGTTGGGCCATATTACGGGTGCCAAGTTCCAAAAATGGAGCGTATTCTGCACGGGCCCCAAAATGAAGTTCGTTCCAACTACGTTGTTGATAAGCTATACTTCTTTTGAGCAAACCAGACAAATTGGCTGGAGCCTGGCCAGATGCAGATGCCCGATGTAGCCTATTATTAATCCGATATAACCTGCCGGTTTTTGGACCTTCCTGTATTGACCTTCTAGCTTCATCTACTAAAACATTACCCAATCTAAAATAAGCAGACCGGATACCACTACGAGTTAACTTAGACATATTATTAATTTGTAGAAACACCTTTTGATTAGATTGGCTAGGTTCAAATTTAAAAGTCATGAAAGGTTAACCCTGCTAGATGATACTCCCCGTTCATTACAATTAAGAACCATAAAATCACCTCGTCTATCAAGGTCTTCTGTGGTGATTATATCGTATTTAAAACTGTCAATCTCTACCCAAGTTTCCGCGGTTACAGTGGGGTCAAATCTGATATAGATCCGATGGCTGATAGCTATTTCAGTATTGGTAGTATCGAATACCGAAAGCCCTTGAACTGTTTCTATCATTGCCCAAACAATAGCCTTGGTAGTAAATATCTCATCAAAGTTAGGATTAGAGTCCACAATACCTTTGATAGATCTATCTTGTAGAATGATCTCGGTATCCAAATCGCCTATACAAACCTTACGATGACGACGACGTATAAACTTACACTCAGGCATTATCGTGCCCTCATAATAGCGGAGGATACCATTAAGTTAACCAGATCACTATCGTTAGCAACAAAGACTTCTAAAAAATCAGTTTCATTTAATACTAATTGCCAAATTACAGACACCGATCTTGGATCAGTAGAACTAACACGAGTTGTTTGAGCACTATTAGCAACTATAACCCCATTCACAGCAAGATATACTGAAATGTCTTTATTATTTCCACTTACCGACTTAACGGTGGTTACAATATCCACTGGGGTAGTTAATGGTCGCTCACCGTCATAAGTAATACGTCCTGAAGTGTCGCCAGTAAAAAGTGAAGCTCTTTCAACCACCCAAGTACCCGCAACCTTAACAGGAAGACCTATTGTACCAATTACAGTTTCTGTAGTATTACCTGTAAGAGAAACCATTGCATCAGGTTGAGTATCTGGTATTACCTCATTGTTTTTAAAGACCCATCTAGTATCATCTACAGTAACACCCACCAATGGGGCTCCTAATCCGCTAGTAAGCATCCGTGTTGCGTTACCTATCCCACCTACTTTAATGTTTCCAGATGATGCTAATCCATTAATTAACGATGTACCTGCCGCTAAATTAGATAAAATTAAATCAAGAATAATTGAGCTAAAAGTGGCAGTTCCAAAATTAAATACGTTACCGTTAATAATATTAAGAGCCGATGTTTCCCACAGCCACGAATTCCAATCACCTGTAATTGTGGCGCCATCAGTAGCAATTGTGGACGGGCTCACTGCCGTAAATCTAACAGTCGATCCGTTTGGACCGCTACTATTAAATAAACCAAATCTATCACAGACTATACTACAATCATTCATTCTAAAAATGGTGTCTGTATTATCTGAAAAATTAAGTACTCTACCAGTAGATGCCACTATTGACAACATGCTAATTCGATTACGGGTATTAACCATAGTAAACATATCCCCAGTGCCGGTATAAGTCAACGTTACTACTAAAGACTCTATGCCTGAAACAACAGTATTGGCGGCCATAACTAGGCGATTAGTACCTAGATTAACGTCATCGCCAATGAGGTATTTTGTATCGGCTGCTAAGGTAATGATACCTCCAATTGGAGCTGGAAAGTCTGTAAGGCTATTAATAAGTACGGTTTTATTAGTGCTAAACAACGCCCCTAAGACTTGCAAAGATATTTGTTTTGAGGTACCTGCGGGACTATCTGTGGTGTCTGATACATCAACCACATGCATAATGTCATTCAAACTAGGATTAGCAAGTACGGTTCTATCGGTAATTTTACTCATGGTATCCTCTAATTAAAATCAAAGTTTGTTCCATCTTGAAAGTCAAAATTTGTTGCATCTTGAAAATCAAAATTTTCTAAATCAGGTTCAGGGGGTGGACTAATTAAAGGTTGTATGATGTCTTGAGATAACCCTTCAATTATACCTTCTATGATAGGCGCACTCATTGTAGTATGTCAACGAAAATACCATCACTACCACCTGTGGTACCTGTTACAATAGCCCTTATTGTTGAACCATTTGGTAAATAATCTAGCTTTATACTTGCACCAGCGGTAAAACTACCACTTGTCAATGTAACAAACCTAAGAAGGGAGTCTTGTCGGGAGGCTATTTGAATTTCAACAACCGCTCCTCCAAAATCATTAGCGCGTATGTTAATAATGGCAGAGCCCCCTTTACTTTCAAAAACAGTAGTTGGGGCTGTGACATCAGTATTTACGTTATTTAATAAAATAGTCATATATTCAACTCTTTTAAAATTCGAAAATTATATTTTAAATTATACCCGTGATATTCTAAATTGATCGTAAATTATTGTAGCCCCTGACGTAATGGCAGTTTCTTTACTACAATCCCCTCTATTAGAATATACATAAGTAACGTGTCTTAATATAGCGTTCTTAATTTCATTCAGATAGAAAAATGGTTCAGTTGTAAACTCAATGTTTATAGTTTGATCACGTTCATCCATATCATCAGGCCAATCTTCGCCATCATTTAGAAGAACTTGAGCAAACTGTGCTAATTTTTTAAGGTAAAAAACGTCTGCGGAAACTGTTACCGGAGAGCCCGAAACCAAACGGGTAATGGTTACGATAGAGTCCACAGGATCTCGATTCAAAGTAATGCAATCATCAAACGAATCTAACAATACATCCCAAGTCTTTATTCTAAAATCACGCCCTGTATAATTCTCGCCAAACTGTGTAGCGGAATCAATTAAAAGCTGGATTAAAGTATCGTCTGAAGCTGAGGTTACTTTCATGTACGATTTCATTAAGGGTAAATCAACTGGAGAAGCCCCCTGAGTTTTCAGACGATAAACTTGAGTCATTACTTGGCCTTATTTGGCTTTGCTGGAGCAGCTGGTGTTTTAGGAGCTTCAGGGGTCTTGGGAGCTTCAACTTTTTTGCTAGCCTCGGCTTTTTGCTTGGCTTCTAATTCAGCTGTGACTTGAGCTTGACTTTTAACGTTAGCTTCCAATTCAGCTTCGGCTTTGACATCGGCAGCAACTATATCTTTTGCTGCATTAATCTCGTTTTCAAGCCTAGCATCTTCTTCGGCTTCAGCTTCCAATTCAGCTTTAACCTCGGCCTTTAATTCAGCTCTGGCCTTTATAGCGTCTGCTTCAGCTGCAATCTCTAGATCAGCAGTTAGACCGACAATTTCAGCACACCCACTTTTAACAGCAGATTCAGCTATTTCTTCGTCGATAGTTTCGCCAACAACGTATAGCACATCGGCTTTAACTTCAACAGGGGATAACCAAGGCTTATCTGGAAACGCTCGTCTACCCTTTGACTTAAATTTAATTGTAACCATAAATACTCCTAAAAACCAGACATCCTTGTCCGGTTATTTAATTACTCAGCAGTAGGTGCAGTGAAGGGATGACCTTGTACCGCAACAGCCCCGATGAAGTCAACCCCAGTAGTTACACCTGTGGTCACTATTGATAGACGCTGAAAACGTTTCTTACCAATGGTACCAACTCGCTTAGCAGTATCGTCATCAGCCGCAACAAACCCAGTTAGAACACCGAGGGTTTCTTCAGCTGTTACCGCGGTAGCACCTGACATATTTGAGGCGTCACTTTCTTCAAGAAGTAAAGCATAAGCCCCATCAGTAATGGTACCTACTTGAACGATAAATTCAAGCGATTCAAAACCTTGAGTATCAATGATCTCCCCTACCGTAGTAGTGTTTGAACTGATAGCTGCCAGTTGTAGGGCCACCGCTTGCTTGACCCGATGATGCATGTCAAAAGCAGACATATTCTTCTCCTAAAAATAAAGGGGTAACTACCCCTTTAATTATTAACCAAATGTTTAAACGTATTAGGCGACTGTTTTCAAAAGCTTGATAGCTTCAGGTAAAACAACGCGGCCATAGTTCCAACGATTCATTGTGAATTCAATGATAGCTTTCTTCTTCTGAGTAAACTCATCACGAACAACGCTCATTCCGGTACGATCCACGATAGTGTAACCGCGTAAGAAATCACCAAATGCAATTGGGAAAGCATCCGTAGCTTGGTCAGGCATATCATTCATAATGATATAGTTGAAACCGGCTAAGGTACTAGCAACAACACCGTTCAGGCCTGGCTGCCACAAGAAGTTTCCATCTGTTGACTTGAGGGTACGAATAAACGCTAGCTCACGGCGGTTCAAAGCGTATACTGGGTTATAACCAGTCTTCAAATCACCTGTCAATAACAAGATGTCATCGGCGGTGTAGGTGCTACTACCAGAGGCATCACGGGCGTTAGCTTGAACACGAGTGTCTGCAGTGAAACCGGAAGGCTTTTTAACACCATCACCAACGACAAAGTTTAGACCTTCACCAAACGCGAATGCTTCACGGGCATCTGCCATGATTTCAGATTCCATATCGAAAGCTGAATCCATCAACATATCCATAGTGATTGGAGTAGTAAATGTCTGTCTGAAGGTAACGAGGGTTTCATTCTCGTATAAGCTGCTGCTATCGTCGCCGGATGCTGCTTCGCCTTCATAAGTGGCCACAGGAATCGATGCGCGAATTGGAATTTCCATTGACTTCGAACTAATGGTACGAACTCGGGCTACCGAACGCATTGGACTGATTTCAGTGATTTTCTTTAGAATTGAAGTATCCAATTCTGTAGGTACCAAGAATCCGCCAGTGGTATCATTGTCGGTACGAAGAACCGCTTTTTGCTCCGCAGTAGGATAACCATCAATACACCAACCCTGAAGGGCTTTGTACTCATCGCTATCCTTAAAATTCTTGCTTTCACCAGCGCCACCAGAACGAGACAATTCAGCTTCAAGAACATCCATACGCTCTTTAACTTCGGCTTCGCGGGTTTCGGACGCTTTTAAATCAGTTACGATTTTTTGATTTTGCTCTTCGTGCTTGTCGAGGGTTTCATTGACTTTTGCCATGACCGCGGGATCAGGCTTGGCCTTGGTTAACTCCTCGCGTAAAGCACCAACAGCTGTTTTAACTTCTGCTAGGGTTACATCTGACATTTCTATTACTCCGTAAAATGATTTTAAGATCGGGTCCGCTTCCTTAACATCTCGCCAAGGCGCTGAACAACATCTCGTTATCCCGCTAGCGTGTTAAGCGTCATCGGCTGCTATTGATTTAATATCAGATAACAACTCGCTTAAGTCCCCTTCATTATAACTAGGCGAATTTGATTTTTCACCCTTCAATTTGCTAATTACTAACTTAGCCGCCTTTTGAGACAGTTTAGAACCATCACGAAGCGCCTTTTCAATCTCCTTTTCACCCCAAGCATCTACATCGTCTACAGAAATGCTTTTAACTTCTGTAATTTGAGCTTCGGGATTCATAGGCTCGTCCACAATAGATCCTTCCCAGACTATCGCTTTGTGGATTATACGAAGGTCAAAACCCTCCATGCGATGAATGGTGTCTTCTTGTGAAGAGAACCCAATAGAGAAATCTGAGAGAACACCTTGCTTGGCTAAGCTAAAGGCTTCTTTACCTTGTTGCACCTCTAGGTTTATCTCGGCAGTTCCAAACAAACCCTTGTCATCTTCAAAGACAGTGTCAATAGGGAAACCACCAACAGTTCGACCGTGGTGATCTTTGAATCTGATTGGACGGTTACGGGATTTAAGATCATTTAGTGATTCAAGAAATGCGCCTTTCTCAAACTGGTCTTTCATACCCCAGCTTCCGCGATCAATGTCCCATGTGGCAATATAACCTTTAATAATGCCAATTTGTACACCATTTCGCTCTTCTTGTTTCACTTCTAATATAGCACCACCAACATACTTTGTTTCGCGGGTCATTGTTATTTCCTCAATTTTCGATAAATGGCTCAAAGCCAGGCTGTAATCTTACTGAAATTAACTGATCGATATCGTGAATAGACGAACACCTACAATTAATTACATTAGATAAAGAAGCTCCTAGTCCCATATCGCCTGGCCATCTTAATGGCTCACCAGCTACAGTAAAGGTATCCCCTACTTTTCTAATCTGGCTATCTGCGACTACATGGGCAGGACGTACACGCTCATCACCTACAGTAAACCATTCTTTATTTACATCAACATTTCGAGTGGTACCAGTAATAGTAGAAGGCTCTAAACCTGATAATACTGTTACTTCTGTATCTTTTATAGCTTCGGCAATGAATTGGGTCTCGGTACTTACAATCCCGCTTACCCTTTGTGCCAGCTTTAATGATAAAAGAGCCCCTGCAGTCATGGCAAGCTCTTGTTGGGATATTCCTACTTGTTCTGGCTGTTCTTGTGATAATTGGATGGCTTCACTAATAGAAACATTCATATTCTGTTGAGTAGTATTATTGATAATACTTGTTTGCTCTGAAGCCCTCTCAACAAGAAATAATCCTAAAGCACTATTTATTATATCTGTTTCGCTATCGGTTTGAGCCGTACTTACTGACAGCAAGTCTGAAATGTTTCCTTTAAAAGAGGTTTCAACCCTACCATAGTGCTTGGTTAAAAGATTATTTAGATCGTCATCGAATCGGGAGGCTTGAATTAAAATACCTTCTTTGGCATACCCCTTTATAAAGGTCCTGACAATTTTACGGTTCAACTTTTGTATAGCAGGCCTAAACTTTTGCTCAAGAATTAACTTGGCTCTAAGGTCTTGCAAGGCACGAGCTGAATCACTACTCACTATTAGTATCTCTTAAAAGGGTAGTATTAGGGGTACCGTCATCCGATAATAAGTCCACACCTACCGGTATAAGATTCGCAGGTTTAAGAATCTGGTCACCACCTTGATAGGGTTCTCTGCCTATTAAGGATCGTAATTCGTTGTCGGATTCAATATTCAATTCTTTACGCAATTTGAGCTCTTCATTGCGACGTACTGCGAGGGCTGTTATCTGATCTATATCAAAAGTAATCTTAACTTTAGCAGGGTCATCGCCATACCTAGGAATCAGCAGATCAGTTAACCCAGCAAAGATTCGGTTAGCTAAAGGCAATACCGCATCATCAAATAATGCTAGCTTAGATTCTTTGTAATTATTAAAAGACGTTGCTTCAGTGGAGATAAGAGGCAATGGCACCTTATATACCAATGCGCAGGCTTGCTTTGCCATGGTTTGCAAGAGGGCAAAGTCCATATCCTTATTATTGGTGCCTATATCCTTAATGTCCAGCTTGCCACCGGAAGTGACACCTATGGTACCTGCATTGTCAGCCCCACCATAACGTTCTTGTACTCTATCACGGACTTCATTAAAGTCGTCAGTTGTCATATCCTCCTGAAAATGGAAAACCAAGGATACCCGCCCTCCTTTCTCGAGGATACTAACATTGTGGCGATTACCCAGTATGTGTTGACGTACTTCTTGGGATGCTGCCAGTAATACCGATTGCCCGCGTAACAACGATCCATTCTTAGTTGAGTAATTACGAATTTGTTTAAACTCTCTCAAATTACCATCCAAGTAACGGGCTCTATTATTTCGGACTAGTAAATTATATTCACCCGCTAAAGAATTGCTATTAATGGACCAAGACCTTGCGAGACCACTTGAGCCTTCATTTGGAGTAAAGTCTTTTACACTAATTGGTTGTAATTCTAGTGGGGGTCTAGATATCCCACCAAGAGCCACCAAACCAGTTTCCCCAGTTATGAGATACTCTTTACCTAACATCTCAAAAAACAATTCTCGAGTAAAGAACGGAGACGGTTTGTTTAACAGATCCAATACTGGATGATCCTGTATTATTTTACCGTCTATTTTAACCACAGGTACGATAGCTGAAAACGCATCCGCGATATAATTGACTGGAATACTTATGGATGTTGAATCATTGTATAGTTGAAGGGTTCTCGTGGCACTTACTGCTGACCCATTCCCAAGAATTAAAAATTTACCTAAGGAATCGGACAACCCCAAAACCGACTTTTGTTCTACCACTGGTTTTTCTTTAGTAAAAAAATTAGGCCATTTCATCTATATTATCCAACGTGAATTTGTGGGGGTTTCTTAATCATCAGTTGAGTTAATCCCCAAACAAGGGCATCAATTCGGTTAGGGGATTCGTTAGTATTCTCAGGAACCCACTCTGTCATCTCAGCTTCCAAATCAGGAAGGTATTTGTCATGCCTAATTTTACCCTGTTCGTATAGCTGTTGGACAGGTTCGGCCCTTGCAAATTTACCTTTAGCCGCATGAACTTTTACTACTTTTATACTTCGATCAATGTTTTTAATAGCATCTACTACTAAATCACCGCCTTGGTTGGTTTCAACGACTACATAATTAGCATCAAACTTATGATACATATTTACAACACGTTGGGCCCAAGTCTGGGTACTTGCTTTAATTGACCAGTCGTCAAGTACTACACCTTCATTGTTTTCATCTAATCCGCAACCTACTATACCGCATAAATCAGAATTGGCATTGTTGGTAACCGCAGGGTCAACTGCTATTATAACCTTTTTTAAGATCCCTGCAAGTTTAGCTTTGGCAAAGGAGAGCTCTGCATCTGACCACAATGCTCCTTCGATGTCAGATAAGAATAATCCTTCTAAGAATCGTTCCCGTTGTCGCTTCGGTAAATTTTCCAGTATGTCAATGTAGGCAGGGGGTAGGTTCTCGATGTTGTCTTTGGGGTTAACCAACAAAAACTCTGTATCGAGCTTGGATGGATCTTTAGAGCCAGGAATTAGTTTTTCGACGAACTCAACATAAGTCCAATGTTTCTTGCCTGGCGGGTTACAGTCATAATAAAATCGAAGGTTAAGCCCTGAGTTCTCAGCTAATCGGGTACGGAGCATTGTAACCGCTTCGTAATTTATTTGAGAACACTCATTCAAGTATATTGTGGAGTATTCGTTACCAAGTATTTTTTCTACCCGTTCCTTATCATCAACCCCGCCTATCCAAATTTCTGAAGTCTCACCATTCCCCAGATCTAACGTAATAAACCAATCTGACTTGTTCTCTTTGTATTTGACGCCAGGAAAGCACATCTTCAGTACTTTAGGTATGGTGTCATACCATAATGAGGTCTTAGCGTGGTTAAATCTAAAGCGGGCTATTAAATGGCGACTTGGAGTTTTCATAGCCCGCATAATTATATTACGAACTATGATAGTGGTTTTACCAGAACGCGAACCCCCATACAACATCGAGTGTTGGTGATGATTCATTACATTGCAAGCTTCTCTTTGCTTGAACGTCTTAGTAAAAGCCATTGATAGCTTCGACTTATCAAATTCAGGGGGCGCTTTGGATAGTATTTTTTCTACCCTAGCTGGTACGGCCTTCAAGCCTCTGCATCCTGACTATCGAAGTGTAGATGGACAGTAGCGACAGTAGCTTGGTCAGGCATTTGCATACCCTTAATTTTTGATAGCTTATCCCAAGCAGCTATTCGGGCACCGTGGTTTGTTCCATCACCTACAAAACAAGCTTCTTTTTTAAGCCCCGCAATTATCTCATTACGACTACAGAGTTCATCTTCTTTCATTCCCTCAATGGCTTGAGTAAGAAGCATGAGGGTGTAAGGCTCTCTTAAAAACTCACTACCCTGTCTTGAAGCTGATGGGGTAGGTGTACCTATTTCTAAAGCTGCCCGAGTAGCATTCCAATGCACCACATATTTCGCTATGAATCGTTGACGTCTACGTTTTGCACCAGTTTGCATTTTATGTTCGACTCGACCGGCAAGCTTAATAGAGTTAGCACTTTTGGCATCACGGGCTTCACTGCCTGTCTTCTTTTTTTTGTGCTTTGGTGGCTTAGGAGGTCTGCGCTTAGACATAAAATTCCTTAATAGCAAGTGGATAATTTACTAGGGTAATACACTTTCTATAAAGTTTCAAGGATATAAAACAAAAGAACATATTATGGATGGTTACCAATTTTTTTGTTCTTTCCAATATAGGGAGTTATTCCACCACTTTTTCAACACTACATGATCATGGAATTGTGATTCAATAACCTTTTTAGGAATCCAAATACCGTAGTCGTTATAAATAAATAGTCGGGCCTTCGCAGTGGTGGGACCTTCAGCATCAAACGGGACACAGATACACCCTTCAGTATTGATATAATCAAAAGGGGGTAGTTGACACTTAATCTCAACTACGTTATCTGGTGTTCCCGCAATAGGCTTGGTTTCGCTCGGGGTATTACCGAAGCTTTGTGCATACAAAGCATATGTCTCTTCAAAGTGGGGTCGTTCTGCAAATGTCATCATCTTAATTTTCCTGTTATAATGGCTGCATGTAGAACAGCTATGGCATCTGCCAAGTGTTCAGCTTGTCCTTTTAGTATACCCCCATTACTCTTAATAGGCCAGTTTAGATTAGGATAAAGTGATACAGCCCAGTCAATCATATCAGTTTTAGTAGCAGTTGAATCCCCAGTGGCTGCGAGTTTAACTTGCGTTGGGGTAACCTCAATTAATGGTATTGGGTTACTTGCCAAAATCCCGACAACAATACCCAACGCATGCCCAGCAGCCGCCGACTGGGAACCGCTTGGTATTTCCGCGGCACAATAGTCCATACCTACACAATTACGCATATACTGCTTCTGAATATACTGGGCCCTTGCTAGATTAATACTACATTTCAAGCGCCCTTTTCTATTCTTAGGCATATGTGTGACCACAAGCTGTAATCGATACGGCTCCAATTCTTTTGTCTCGGTATTATAGTACGCTTGCACTATACCAAAGTTATTGAATGCGGCATCTATACCGACTACACGAAGGATCATTTTTAAGAAGGTACCGGTTTGTCAGCGGCCCCCTTTTGACCAGTTGAAACATAACCAGCTTCAAAGTCAGGGGGATCCATTACAGGTTTCTTACTTAAAATTTCCAAGCGGGTCATATCAAAATAATGTCCAGTAACAACACCATCTTTATCAGCCGGAGGAGTTAAAACTGCCTGAATACATCCGAAAAGATCAAATGATATAGTAGTGATAACACCTCTAAAGCCGGTCACTTTATCCTTGGCTTTAAATCCCAATAATGCAATATGTTCGTTCATGTTAACGCTCCTTAATGAAAAGGGAGAGACGTTCTCCCTTGTGTTCAATATTGTTTGCTTTTATGTTAGTGCAATCCCCATCGATAAACTTGAGATTGCCAGTCGGATAAAACCCAGCTAAGTAAACCCAACAGATAGCAGCACAACTATACTCACCTTCTTTGATCTTCAAAGTGAATCTAGTATACTTACCTTGTTTCTTTATGCTACCCGCAGGCTTACCACCCATCCCATTTGTTACAAACCGATGCTTGCGCCACTTGAGTATTCCATCATACGGGAGATAGTAAAATAGGTGACGAACTTCGTGGGATTTAGGTATTAGCTTTGGTTTTGCCATTGACTTGTCCTTTCAGATATTTTTTATCCAGTTTCTTACGTTCACGGATATACCACCTCACGGTGTCTTTGAATTCCTTGTGCCAATAGTTTACCGTATTTAATACCCCGTTTTCACCACCCCAAACAACAGTACTTGGGCTCTTTATAACAATATTAGCTTCAATGGTAAGATCATGCTCAATGTCAATGATATCACCTCGAAGAACTTTATCAAGCTTTTTAACGGCAGCCTTATACTGGCGAGTTGTCATTATAGCCACAATCAGGACTCCTGTCTTTGAACATTTCGTACGGTATCACTTACTGTGGTTATAGCTGAAATAAGTGACTTCAATGTATTCCATATACTAGAGTCATAATTAAAAGTAAACCGGACACTGCACAGTTCATTTTCAACACTAACCATGATATTTTTGGTGGCCTCTAGCATTATAATATGCTCACCGAAACATTTTGTAGCGGCTTTGATATCTTGGTCTAATGGAATTTGAAACCCACTTGACTTCATAGTTTCTAAGTCTTCAAGAGTAATCTTAATCATAACAACTTACCTTTAATCTAATTATTATTTAGAAATTAATTATCCCATACCTTAGTACTCGAATCAATTTCTTTTATGATTTTAGGCAATAAAAAACCCATCGGTTAGGACGGGTTGGGCCTTGTCGGGGGTTGTTACAGAAGTACAAAAGGAATAGCGATCCATCCCATTGTTTGCACTACGTTAGCGAAAAACGATTTAGCTTTAGACGCGCCTGTCTCTAATGAGTTAAACGTTGCGCGACTAGCTGCATCCCGTGCCATTTCGATAGACTTCTCACTAAAGCTTAAGCATGCCTTACAACCTTTGTTGTACATTCCCATGTAGACTTGAGCTTGCGCTAGGTGAAAGCTTGATAGTTCACGGTTAATACATTGGGCTGTTGCCCCACTAACAGCAATACCTGCCGCTAGTCCTTGAACACCTACAGAGTCAACACAGCCTGAAGCAATAGCAGCCATTGCAGTATTTGCAGCTTCTAATGTATTACCAAACTGAATGTTGTTAGTGTTATCCCCAGCCCTTGAGTTAGATTTTGAATTAGACCCCTCTGAATATGAGCCGTTAGATACCCCGACATAGCTACGGTTAGAGTTATCGTTTTTGTTCTTGCTCAGGTTAAGGTTTTGATTCTTGTTGGCGTTTAAATTGACGCTCTTATTGGTTACATCGACAATGGTTCGGTTACTTGCAGCGGCGGCCAAAATGTTTTTAACATCTGTGCTTTGCCCCTGCCCCATTTGTTGACCTTGAGCCATTTGCTGACCTTGCGCCTGCCCCATTTCTTGCCCTTGCCCCTGATTAGAGCCGAATGCAAAAGCACCCAGACTTATCGACATTGCAAGTATCGCAGTTGTGATTTTAACTTTCATATCCATACCTTCTTAATTAATTTAAGGTTGATCCGTTTAATACCTAAATTCATTTTTGATTATATGGGAAAGCAAATAACATTTCAATAGGGTAAAGCTAATTTACTTGATCATTAAACTCTTTTGTGGTTATGTTCCATTTAGTACAATGCCCTTTGATCTCATCATCTGGGCATTCAACTTTGTATTGGATAGGATTGGCCACAAATACAAATGGTTCATGGACAATGAATTCACCTGCAAATTTAATCACTAAGGTTATGGTTACGACACCAATGAAGAGATAAGCTAAGACCTCTTTGCATTTGGCCATCACTTCTACCCCCAGTACATATAGGCTATGATGGACAGATAGATCACATGGAGTAATCGGACGCCCCATATCATACCCTTAACTTTGAGTGATATCTCATTAAACATTGTTTGTAACTTATCTACCTGTTCAAACCCATTTTTACAGATCTTATCAATCTTCTCACGTAATTCTTGGTTCTTTTCAATTGCTTCACCTAAGAGTTGGCGATAGGTATTATCATCTTTCTCAGCTTCTTTTCTGATCCGTTTGATAGTTTCAACGTGAGAATCAGTCTGTTTCTTAGCCGATTTATACATATGTTTAAGCTTGGTGCACTCTTTGCAATTTACTTCTGCATAGGCGGTCGTTTGTATAGTACAATCTTCTGTATGGCTATACACATCACAAAACGCAATGGCCAGGTCTGAGCGAACACCATCAATACTAAAGCAATTAGAATCAGCTCCTTTACGAGCCTCGTAAGCGATTTGTTCATTTAACGTCACAAATCCTTCTGTTTTATCTTTATTCCAAACTAAAAACATAACCATTTCCTGTTTTATTGGGTTATCGATTAATCTATATTATAACCTAGAACTAGAACTAATCAACGTTACTTGGAGTCTTCTTTGTGGCCTCTTCCCACTCTGAACGGGTAGGCTCTTCCATAACACAATTGTCAGGATACTTTTCCCGCAGGTACCAAGGTAGATCACCGCCGCACCAAACATTGTTACTGAATATCACTGTCCCATCTGTTTTGGTTATCTTGAACGCTCGACCACCATGCCCCAAAAACTTTTGAGAACCTAATTCAATACCGCTAGGACTAAACATAGTACCTTGCCATAAGACCTGACTATTAAGCTTAGGTTCTCTCTCTTGCCACAAATTACAGATGAAACATAAGCTCCGACTTACCATTTGTTCTTTATCTGGCTCACAATAAGTAGCTGTTTCAGGAACTCCGCAACACTTACAAACGAGATAAATATCAGATTCAGGGTCCATTAGATGTAAGTTATGGACAACATGTTTAACTGCATGTTGCTCGATACCTGATAAAGGCCTTCTGTCAGATGCCAGTACGTACTCATAATAATGCCCTAGTACCGTTGGGTGGATCATGAAAAATCTCCTTTACTTCTACGTTTAAACCTAGCTTTTCTACGCTGACGCATTGCACGATTATTCTTTTGCTTGACCTTAGCCTTCCAGTCACGTTTTTGTTTATTACACATACCCTACCCCGTTAATTAAGTGTTCGCTGCGGGAATCGAACCCACAGCCTGGTTCCAACATGATACAACCTGGCCACCGAGTAGCGAACATAACATTATTTACCCATTGGAGACCATTTGGTTCTCAATCGTTTGACCAATTCTTCTTCACCATGAATAGCACTGATATGCATGCATAAACCAAAAGTCGAATTAAACCTACGGTTATGTTTATTCTTACAGCCTCGAACTGGGCATTGTAACCCAGAAATATTTTTAGCAGCACTACAAGTCATCTTACACTCCGGTTAAAGCTATTTGAACTGACATATAGATTGCGCCATCGAAGCTAAGATGTCTCACAGTAATTGGCTTCTTGAACATCCAACCCCCACCATCAACAGTCTTACGCTTCTTAGGCCCAGCAAATATGGTACCCTGAATGGGCCATACTGAGACCGGCCGAATACCTTGACTAATATTAATACTAAACGTCTCTTCAGTCACCCCTCTTTTGGATGTAAACGTGGATTTCTTGATCACAGCCGTTAACCCTGCCTCTTTGATAGTAACGATAGCAGATTCTATTTGTTTTTTGATCTTACTCATTTAAGATACTCCAATTAGTTATACCAACAAAACCCCGCTAAAGAGCGAGGCTGTTACTTAAGTTAACTTTAAAGTTCAGATGATCTAAGAGCGATAAACTTTTTAGCTTGACCGAAAGAAGTAACTTCTCCGCTCTCAACAAGCCACTTAGGAAGGTTGTCAGCTGTTTTGTAGTTATCCCAGTTGTTAAGGATTAGAAGAAGTTCATCTCTTGGGAAGAGGTAAGTAACGTCATTGTGAATGTAAGTGAAAGCCGCCATGATGTTTTCCTTTTGTTTGTTCTGATTCGATATAACCATTATACTAACAAAAGGATTATTGATCAAGGATTACTCTGAAGATTTAACCTTATCAATCAGCTTCAGGTTATCAATCATAGTCCAAGCTTCATTACGTGTCACATGGGAGCTATGATCCACATACCACCAAAAGCAAAAGCATGTAACCCGTTTCTGAACTATGTATCTAGTTGGTAGGTAGGCCATGGGACTTGCTTTTAGTATCACTTTGTATTTAAGCATCATTTAGAGTCCTTAGTTGCTTTTAGAATTGTTACCAAGCAACTATCTGTGTGCTCTATATTACTACAATATTCGGCACTCATAGAGCAATCTCGGCACTGATAAACACCAGCGTTATCATTCCATTCATTGTCGTAAACTGCTGCTACGATAGCTTTATCAAACAACTCTGTTTTAATAAGAGTATAGCCTTCTAGACTATCGATTAATTCATTAACATTATTGTATAACGTGTCACACATTTGCTCACTCATGTGATCCGGATCAAGAAGGTCCCGAACCTGCTCTAGCGTTTTCTTTAGCTTATCAGTCATCCCTCTTCTCCGTTACTTATGATTATACCAAATGCGAAATTTAGTAACCAGCCACCATGTTATAGCCACAAAAAGCAGAACTCGCGACCCTAATCCGGCTTCTTCCCCACTACTAACACCTATGATACCTACAACGATCAAAATCCAACATATGATCAAATGGTTTTTCAGTTTCTTACTGGTTTGTTCGATTAATACAGTTTTCATGAGCTTACTCCAATTGATTATTGATTTCGGAATCTAAAAGGTACTCGATATTATCCCCTGAATCGTTGACGGTTTCACCTAGCCACGAATCGACTTCGTCAGGGGTGTAATCGGCGGATACCTTCATAGCGGCCTTCATTAGAAGACGTTCTCTTGGAGTTATGACACAATCCCCCTGATCAATGACAGACAATAGTTGTTGATCCATTCCAGTTAAGGTCTTTCGAATACCCTTAATAACATTAGCATCATTATCATCGACAAAAGTAATCTCGCTTAACATTTTCAATGATGCTTGAAGTAAAACTCGATTAGTAACATTTAAATATTCTTGTTCAGTCATCATTCTTCTCCGGTTCTGGACGAACTACTAGATCAAGCCCTTCAGGGGATGGTATTCGTTTCATCGGCTCAAATAGGTAGCAGTTCCAACCCATCATTTCGGACTTAGCGAATACTATTCTGGCCTGTTCTCGGTCTTCTATAATTACATTCGGTCGGTCAGCATCCTCGAATACAATCATATATGCTAAGTACTGATCTACTCCATTAACTACAGGAGCACAGAAAACACCTTTTCCGCTCTCTTCTGGAGACGGTAATGGCGGGAATGTGTTATCCATCACTTCAACCTCTTCATTCTACGTTTTTTACTACCTGACTGTCTCTGCCACTTCTCAGGCTCCCGTTCTTTATACCCCGAATAAGGATTTATATCAATGTTTAGTTCAGATAAGTCCATAGGTGTAACTGGGTAGTCCAGTACCTTCAGTTCATCAAACAATACCTTTTCTAGATCGGCAACTGGTATGATCTCAAGGTCACACGACTCTAAAACGTTTATTAGGGCTTGACATATCAACCCCGCGTGACTAGGTCCTATTACTACAATTTTCATAAGTCACTCTTATCCCATCCAAATTTAATTCGATCTAGCTGCCACCAATGTTTCCAGTACCCACCCATTAAGAAGCAATACCGGAAACATAGGCGTCCAACTTGGGCTTCGTAGGCTGTTGCACCTTTGCCGGCTGTGAACACAAATTTCATGATAAACTCCCTTATATCAACCCATATACAACAAAATACGGACCACTGATATTTAAAATTATTTTTATCTTAGCAAGTATATCCAGCGACTCACCAAGTGTTAATTCCGAAATGGTAATTTCAACGGTTTTCCACTCCACATTTGTGTAGTAAACTCTCGAACCAATGACCTCTTTCACACTACAAGCGTCCCATACTTTACTCTGAATTTTACTTACCATTTTTTCTAAATTTCTGTTACCTTTAACACTAATTTGCACAATACAATGGTCACTCATGATGGTACTCCAGTTAATATATCCCGCGCAACTAATACAGGACAGTCTAACGTATGCACTATAATTTTATCGCCGTTGGTATTAACAGATGGGCAATACAAGCAATATGATCCATGATCATCCTGAAGTTCACCCTTACCTATGATAGTCCTAGCCAATATCTGAATGTCCTTTTCCCTTGTTACAGTTCCCATAAATTACTCCAGTTGTTCTTGCTATATTAAGGGTTATAACCACAATTAGTCAGCTTTAACCCATTCGGTTGTAACTACTTCAACCTCTTTACACTTCACCCAGTCATAATCACGTAGAGCTTCAGTAAAACCAAGGTACATTAGACTTGTCTGGTCCTCCAGCATCCAAGTACCCACCATTTCTGAAGGGGCCTTAACGAAAACATCATCATCGTTTAGGTACTTAGCGTCTGGTTTGATCTCCATCACATATCTTTCTTGTGCGATACCTTTTCGCTCATCGACCAGTACTTCGTCAATATAGGTGGCTAACTGCGTGATAGCATATTTATCTATTTTCTTAGTTAATAGGTTGCCCATGATCTAAAATACCTTTGTGTAAACGTTTTTAATTATAACTTGTTTGCGATCTAGATCAAACTGATTTATAAGGTCTCCTTGACCTAGAGTAATATGGAGTATTAAAGGTAGGTCACCTTTAAATCCGGCATCCTCAAGGTTATTACGAAACTCTCTTAATTCGGGCACATCGTCTAATATAGCCACAGTTAAGTTCACATTCTCCCAATATTCAACTCTATTGATCCGACCAACAGTATTAATGTTCGGGCAATAAATGCGCTCGGTCACACTTTTTTGATGCTCGGGTTTAGAATATAAAATAGTGATATGGAAATCATTATGGAAACATGGTATGGGGTTTGTAATGATTGCATCAACCCCAATATATAATGTACTTTTACTCATCTTCATTACTCCAATTAATTATTGATCGGTAAAGTGTTTGATTCCTGGCTGTGTCGCTCTAAAAAATCGACCTCTCATATCTCGATTAACACCATCCTCTTCATCAGGGTCTTCGCCGTGTAAAGGGTTTTGCATTACCCGATGTAACCACAGTGATTCGTCTTCAGTCAATATCATTGTGGTTTCTGTTTTAACTTTGTGAACCGATTCCATTCTATTTACTCCATGTATTAATAGGTTTAAAACCAGAACACTTAAAGCCATGAAAATTTGCACTTGGGCATCGCTTTTTTCCGCATTCTGAGCATTCAAACATAAGACTAGTAGATTTGATATGATTATGTTTTTCATTGAGGCAATTAAAGCATCTACAGTTACGTTTTGACATTCTATTTACTCCAATTAATTACTGATCGGTAAACATACCAAATTTATATTGCTTGTTTGATTGATAACAACGTTATGTAATAGTAGACCTTAATTGGGTTCATTCCAACTTCAACTTTTAATTCACCCCCAAGTAAGTCTATTATCTTTTGGGACTCTTCTATAGTTGATGCTGAATAACCATCAAAGTTGGTTATTTGATTATCTATTTCTTGTTTAACTGCTTCATTACTCACCATTGCAGGCTTGGTTATGGTAAAACCCAACGCTTCTGCCATAACCACAATATCAGATTCTGAGAACTGGGCTAATGTAGAAGTGATCGGGTCGTCTATATCACCATCGGTGTCTTCAATCTCCAATACAATAACTGGTTCGTTGGCACCATTAACATCAACATACTTAAAGGAAACGTCATCGTCACTCCAACGGTGTTCAGTTGCTTTTTTAACCGCTTCTTCATTACTCATCTTCATTTACTCCAATTAAAGTTTTATCTCACTTGTTATTAATGTTTCGCCTGTACGCTTGCTTTTAAGCACTACACTTGGGTGGTCGGTGCGGCGTTTCATTGCTCTATAATAATGACCCCAACAAGCATCTTTATTACGCGTTGTAAATTTCATCATTAGTGATTGTTCAGCTTTGCCAATATATACCACAGTAGAATCTTTGTCTAGTATTACATGTACACGTTTAGACATTAGTATTACTCCAATTAATTATTTATCTACCCCCTATTATAGATTAGACTACAATATTAATCAATTATAGTTTAGATCTATTTGATGCTGTGGGTGATCCTATTTTGTATATATAAATTTTTTTTATATTAGCGCGGGATTTATACAATCCATCTGACTCGCTTCCACAATCCCACTAACAGCCATAGAATCTACGTCTACTCCCCCATTTCTAATCTAAACTACCCCTATTTTTACTCATCTACCCCCATACCCCTAATTTTACCCCAGAATCATACCCCTACTCCAAGTATTGTATTCTTTAGTATTTCTTTATATATATTAATAAGTTATATATATTATTATATAGAGTAGGGTTATATAGGTATAGGATAACTAGGGGATGTATATATCCCTTTTATATATAGGGAGTAATCTAATCATTTTTCTACTATATTTTTTCATTTATATAGGACCCCCCTACCTACATACCCCCAAAGTGGGTTAACTTGTTGGTTTATATAAGAAATAATAGGGGGTATCGGATAACCCGACCCTACCCCTAATCGAAATATAAATTGTGGTAACTGGTTGGTAAATATAAAGAAAAGCCATTTTGGATTAGGGGGCAATTCAATATACCCCTAATCATTACTCACCACGCGCTTCCTAGAGTATATAATTTCTGACGTAGATTAAACTCTGCCTTGACTTGAATAGCTGGTATCTCATTCAACACCTCGGCCTTGATTAGATCTTCGATAGATTCTTCTACCAATTTGGTGGCGCCTCTGCGGTCGTTTTTGAAGTTAGATAGTAACCTTAACCTATCCCGCAAATACGAATAGGGAATTATTTTATGATTTAGTAAGGCCTTTGGAGCCTTGTAGTTTAGTTTTTGTGAATCAGTTAAGCCCCAGTAAGTTTCAACAACCCTGCGGATATCCTGTTCGAAACGATGATCTCCTAGGCCTACTTCGCCGTTTGAGAATCGGGATAAAACACCCTCGATGTCTTTTCGGATAAACTTAATTGACCATTTTGCGGTAGATTCACTTATGATGGCTTGGTGCGGATCTTCTCCCACCGCTATTAATGCCGCTAGTTTCAATGCCTTTAAGTGGGCGCGGTTCCAGAGTTGAGGTTCTATTTCACCTATGTGTTTGTTGATTTCACCATCTGCAAATCTGTCAAAGGTGTCAAATAATTTTAAAGCCTTTGCTGAGGTTTGTACTGGGCAACAAGTATTGTTGTTATTAGTATTGATGGCCACAGATGCGAATTCAGCGAAATCCTTAACCAGTTTGTCTTCTGGTACATGAAACGCGTTTGGGTTACGAGGTGGTCTGTTGCCCTTGTATTCGATTATACAAAAACGTGGGATAAGGCCTTCCGCGATATGAGATTGATCCAATCCCCTATAAAAAGTCTCGGGAGTCGATTCTCCAAAAATGGTTACATTTGGTGCCTGAACCAAGTTCGTGTTCTTCTCGGTGTCTGAATAAACCGATGGGCGTAACATTTTGTTCCAGCCTGATTTGGCATAGAGATCCAATAACACCTTTCGCAACATAATTTCACTTGAGCTGGCATTGTGTGAACATAACTGCTGGAGGGTTAAACCAAACTCACCTAGAATAGACAAGAATACAGGTTTGTTATCTAATACCCTAACTAACGCTTGACCGGATGCAAATGCACTGGGCCCTACGAATTCGTCTATCATTGGTATAATAGGACGCGTTGCTGCAATTAGGTTATCAATACCAGTAGCCGCACTTTCTTTACCAGTTCCCGTTTTGGCCAATAGAATTAAGTATTGGTTTAAGCCGGTTCCGGAAATGTTAAACGAACGACCACATACACCCGCGGCTAATGAGATAGCTGCAGTTAATGCAATTTCGTGTACTGGGCGGATGGCTGATGAATAAATGTACTTCGCGATTTCGCCTACCAATCCAGATGGGTAATCATATTTAACCGGTGGTCTTGCAATAGGTGGTTTCTTGATAGGGGGTGTAGGTATACCAGTTTTACTTTTGGCTGGAGGCTTGGCTATTGGATTTTGATCGTTACCATTGTCGCTGGTATCGCTCTTAATACTTAAATCCAAAGTAGGCAGTTTCAAGCTGTCCATATCTACCGGAGGCGGTTGCTTCGCCCTAATCTTTTCCAGTGCAAAGTTTAGATACTTATCATTGCGCACTGCTTTTTCTCGTTTGCCCATTTTGGACATCCGGAACAAACTTCTTACTTGATCATTGTCCTGTGTATAATAGGCGAATATAGATAGGAGGGCGAAATCTGCTTCCGATTGACTTTCGTAATCGTTTTCCCAATCCCCGTTACAAAGCTTGTTAAACTTTTCTGCATTGATAGCGTTGGAGGCCATCTCCACAAGATCAGTATCCGAAACAGTTCCATCAACTTGAACTAGGCTGGCTGTTGCAACATGTGACATTTCATTATAGAGAATATCTATAATTTCTTGCTGGTCGGTTATGGGTAGGTTGTTACAAATGTTACCAGTACAAATCATATAGCGAGATTCACTATAGACTTCTATCTCGTCTTTGTTACGCCCTTGTGGTATCTTACCCTTACATAATAGGTGGTACCCTTTACCGGATTGAGAAATTTCTGTATAGGTTTCGCAGTATTCTCGAATCTTGTTTTGGCGGGCTATGATTACTTCACATTCTTCTGGTGTATATCTTGGGCTACCATCTTTGTTTACTTTTGAATATGGGTCGTCTAAATCAATAACTGCATAAGGATCATTTTCGGTAAATACAAATCCAATATGTTTAAAACCAGCTTGCCTTGCTTCTTCGAATGTACCCCACGTGGATGGATCTGTAACTGATGCCTTTGATCCGTTTTTAGAATTTAAAGGAAATTTATTAGGCCCTGCTGAAACCCATTGTTTGAGATTTCTCAGTTCCTGTGGTATCTGATCTAACATTATATACTCCTATAATGTTTAGCCGATTTTGGAATTAGAAAGAAACTCATACAGATATTGAACCCTATTCACTGAGGGGTTCTTAAACTCGTTGTTAACAAACTTGCGTAGCCAATAAAAGGGGATACCAGTCTCGCTATATAGCTCTAACAGACTTCGTTGGTCCTCCCTTATTAGGGTAATTGTTTTTTGCATTAAGCTGCCAGGCTTATCGAACTCATTTTTATTCATTGGGTAGTCCTCAGTTAAGTAGCCTATTAGTATATAGAATTTAAAAGTGAATTAAAAGGGGTAACCTTATAATACTCCCCTTTAAAATAGGTACCATTAAACGGTTGATAAATTTACACCCCCTTATATAATGGAGTAACAAATTCGGATAACGTTAACGGAGATCACCATGACAGAAGAACAAATAAAATTATTAGAAGACTGGGCCGATGCTAAATTAGGTTTGGCCAAGATTAAACTGACAGAAGCTGAGTTGCGTATTGAGGTTCGTTCTTCTTTCTTTCCAGTCCCTGAAATAGGCACCAACACTATTGAGTTGGAAGGTGGTTGGAAATTGAAGTGTGTTGAGAAGTTGTCCTATACTATTGACAAGGCTTCGTTACATAGCACATTAGAACAGTTGCCTGAAGGGATTGCAGATCGAGTTATCCAGTATAAACCTTCTTTGGATATGTCCCAATATAACAAGCTTTCTGATTATAATCGAGGTATCTTTGATTCGGCGTTGATTATTAAGCCTGCTAGCCCTACAATAACTCTTGTCGAACCAAAAGAGAAGAAATAATTATGGCTATTAGATTTACAACCTCAGAAGAGGCAGCGGTCGCCAATGGTATTAAAGTATTGGTATATGGTATGTCTGGCATTGGTAAAACCATGTTAAACGCTACGGCCCCTACCCCTTTACTAATAAGTGCCGAATCTGGTTTACTTTCGCTAAGCCGTGTTAACATCGAACGTGTATTTGGTGTGGACACTCCTGGCATCAACTACAGTATCCCAGTAATGGAAATTGTAACCATTGATGATCTCATGGAAGCGTTTAAATGGTGTACTGAATCAAAAGAGGCTGAACAGTTCGAAACTATCAGCTTAGATTCAATTACTGAAATAGGCGAGGTAGTCTTGGCCAACGCTAAGCTCCAGTGTAAAGATCCCCGTCAGGCTTATGGTGAGCTCATTGAAAAAATGACGATGACCATTAAGAAGTTTCGGGATATCAGTTCTCATAATATTTACTTCTCGGCAAAGCAAGAACGAAGTCGTGATGAAGATACAATGACCACACACTATGGGCCAACGATGCCAGGATCTAAACTTGGCCCGCAATTACCTTATTTATTTGATGAGGTATTCAACATTAACATCGCTAAAACTACTGAGGGTGATGAGTATCGTTACCTTCGAACTCAACCCGATTTACAGTACATCGCAAAAGATAGATCCGGCGCGTTAGACGTGATCGAAAAACCCGACTTGACCTATATCTTTAACAAGATAAAAGGCCTATAATAGTTAATCAAACTCAAACATAATAGAAGGTAATCAAAGTGGGAAATTTAAACTTTAATGCAGCAGAAGTAGAACCGCAAGCAGCGTTCGAACCACTCCCAAATGGTTGGTACAATGTAATGATCGAAGAATCCGAAATGAAACCCACCAAAGCCGAAGGCGGTGCATATTTGGAATTGACCATGGTAGTAATTGATGGTGAATACGCCAAGCGTAAATTGTTCGATCGTTTGAATGTTCAAAACAGTAATGAAGTAGCGCAAGAAATTGCCTACCAAACATTATCTGCAATCTGCCATGCAGTAGGGGTTATCCAAGTTAACGATAGCCAAGAGTTACATGGTAAACCTCTGATGGCTAAAGTTCGATTGAAACCAGCTGAAGGTGAATATGAAGCAAATAATGATATTAAAGGTTATAAGGCTTGTGATGGCTCAACCTCATCTGCCGGAACAAACACTGCTGGTGCTGCGGCCGGTGGAGAGGCTGCCCCTGCATGGGCTAAGAAGAAAGAAAGCCCAGCCCCAGAAGCTGCCGCAAAGACCCCAGCGAAGACACCATCGAAACCAGCACCTAAGGTCGAAGAGCCAGCAGAACCTGTGTATGAAATGACGGAAGCTGCTCAAGGGTTTAGCCGAGAAGCCTATCATGGTGAAGGTTGGACAGATGAACAGTTAGTCGCCGAAGGTATGATGGTTCAAAAAGAAGTTGTTAAAGCAGCTCCTAAACCAACTCCCAAACCAACCCCTAAACCCAAACCAGCAGCTAAACCAGCGGCAAAGACTGAAACCGCAGCAGCAACTGACAGCAAGCCACCATGGGCTCAGAAAAAGTAACCTTCCAAAATTTGATTTAATCTCAGGGGCTTCGGCCCCTTTTTAATCGGAGTTATTATGCCTTTAAAAACAAATCTAACCCTTGAGGCCATTGATAAGCATCTAGAAGATAACCAAGAGTCCGGTCATAGATGGCATTTGGGGGCTTCTTTATTGGGTCGCGAATGTGCCCGTGAACTTTGGTATATTTTTCGTTGGGCTAAGGCCTCACATCACAAAGGACAATTGTTACGTTTATTCGATCGAGGTAACCGCGAAGAATCTGTATTTGTGGCCATGCTCGAAAACATAGGTTGTACTGTTTGGGAAGTAGATCCTGAAACAGGTGACCAGTTTAGAATTAGCCATTGTGAACAACATTTAGGGGGCTCACTAGATGGGGTTGCCATAGGTATTCCAGACATCCCAGATGGGAAACCCGCGGTAACCGAATTCAAAACTCATGGTGAAAAGTCGTTTAAAAAATTAAAAACAGAGGGTATGCGTAAATCAAAGTGGGAACATTATATTCAAACCATATTGTATGTAGATTTTTATGAACTTGATTACGGGTTCTATATGGGGGTTAGTAAAAATACAGATGAATTGTATTTAGAAGTAGTTGAAAAAGATCCTGTTACCGCCAAACGATATATTGAGCGTGGGCAAAATATTATAGCTTCTGATTCACCTCCTCCTAGATGCAACGATAGTCCAGGCTGGTGGAAATGTAAATTTTGCGACTATCATAGTATTTGCCACAAAGGTACTTCGCCAGATCTCAACTGTAGAACCTGTGCACATTCGGAGCCTATTCACGAAGGTAAATGGCAATGCAACAAAAAGGATATTATCTTCGCTAAGCCATTAGAAGATGAAGATAATTATATGTTACATGGTTGCCATCAACATGTTTTTAATCCCTATATGATTGATGCTGAATTATTAAATGGCGATGAATCAGAAAACTGGTTAGAGATTGAACATCCCACTCTAGGTAAAATTAAGATAGGTCCATCAAAAATATCTACCCAGATGCTAAAATTAATATTAGATAATCCTGAAGACCAACTCGATTTTTGGTTACATGCTGAGTCTGATTGTTGGGGTATTGAAATTGCCGATACTTCATGCCTATCCCCATTAGAAGTAGATATTGTCAGTCGCGAACAATGGTTAAAGGTTGCATCAAATGGGTGGGCTTAAATGAAACCCCGCGATTACCAAGAACACGCTATCGAAAGCCTTTTTGAATACTTCCAAGAGTATGACGGGAACCCAGTTTTAGCACTCCCGCCAGGAACTGGGAAAAGTGTTGTTATCGGGGCTTTCGTTAAACAGGTTTATTCATTGTATCCTTGTCAACGAATTATGATGGTTACCCATGTAAAAGAATTAATAGTTCAGAACTTTGAAAAGTTAATGACAATGTGGCCTACTGCTCCAGCTGGGGTTTATTCTGCGGGGCTTGGCAGGAAAGACATTACCCAGTCCATTATATATGGGGGTATAGCTTCAGTTAGTAAGAAGCCTGAATTGTTTGGTCATATTGATTTAATAATTATTGATGAATGCCATCTAGTTTCTCAAAAACAAAATACCCTTTATCAAAAATTCATAACTGCTTTAACAGAGGTTAATCCAGCACTGAAAGTAATCGGGTTAACTGCTACAGCTTACCGTATGGGTCAAGGTGGTATAACCGAAGAAGGTGGTTTGTTTACTGATATGTGTTGCGATATGACAACTCTAGATACCTTTAACTGGTTTTTTGATGAAGGGTATCTATGTAAATTAATTCCCAAGAGACCAAGGGCCGTTCTTAATGTTGATGGTGTTCATGTTCGGGGTGGTGAATTTATTGCAAAGGAGTTACAAAATGCAGTAGACCAATATGATATAACCCATGCCGCTATCGAAGAGCTCCTTGAGTGGGGCCATGATAGAAAACATTGTCTAATCTTTGCTGCTGGTATTACCCATGCTGAACATATAGTTGAAATTTTAGAAGAATTTGGGATCACTGCAGCTTCGGTTCATTCAAAAATGCCAATAAAAGAACGTGATCGAATCATCAAAGCATTTGAAAATGGGGAGTACTGGGCTCTAGTTAATAATGGTATTTTGACCACAGGATACGACTTCCCTGCAATTGATTTACTTGGGATTCTTAGGCCTACCAAATCTACGGCCTTATGGATTCAAATACTGGGGCGTGGGATTAGGACAGATTACGCAACAGGATATAATCTTGAAACCCGAGAGGGTAGATTGGATGCTATTGCCAATAGTAGTAAACCTGATTGTTTGGTTATGGATTTTGCCGGTAATGCGGTTAGACTAGGACCAATAAATAATCCGGTGATCCCACAAAAGAGGGGTAAGAAAAAAGGCCCAACAGATCCTGTAGTAAAAATGTGTGTAGTTTGTAGAACTGAAAACCCACCAAGTACACGATTTTGTAATGATTGCGGAAATGAATTTCCACCACCTAAACTCAACATTGATCAAATGGCAGGAGATGAAGAATTAATTGATAAAGGCGATAAACCTGAAATTCAAGTTGAAGTCTTTAAAGTAGATCGGGTAATATACCACCGACATAATAAGAAAGGAAAACCACTTGCAATAAAAGTAACCTATTATTGTGGACTACGAAGATTTAGTGAATATGTATGTCTTGAACATGGTAAGTATGCCGCTAAAAAGGCAAGAACTTGGTGGCGGGATAGAGGTGCTATTGAAGTACCTGAAACTACCGAAGAAGCATTACAGCAAATTGAAGGGCTCCCGACTCCTACTCACATTCGAGTTTGGGTTAATAAAAAATATCCGGAGGTACTAGCCAGTGATTACACAGGAACAGCGTTTGAAGCTGCATAAACTTACTGATGATTATTTAGAAGAATTGGGCGTGTTTAAGTCTTGTATAAATTGTGAACAGTTCATGCATACTGAAGAAAAATGTGGTAAATATAATTTGAGACCCCCAGCTGAAACCATAGCCAAGGGTTGTGATGATTGGTTTGAAGAAATACCATTTTAATCGAAAAGAATGTGATTAAAGGGTGCACCTTATACAGGGATCCCTTATAATGGGTTATCAATTAGGAACAACCAAAAGGATAACAACATGAAATCTTACAAAGTCAAGTCAAGCGCACAACGTCAAGCCCGTAAAGAATTTGGATCTGATTATTTAACTCTTGGATCTATCGTCTCAGTTGAAGGTGGATTCACTTTTGAACTTAATGAGGTAGTTAAGGCTACACCTTTACCTGAGCTGGATGCCTTCTTTGCACCTACTGAACCAGAAGTAAAAGTAACCAAAGCCCTAAATAAAGAAGACCAAGCCTTAATGGATTCTTACGGCACTGTTAATTGCCCTCATTGTGATGTTAATCTTGGTAATGGTTGTTCATCTAATGACCAACAAATCGATGCTGGATTACCTATGTTGGACAAATACGAGAATGTTTGTTTAGGATGTGGTGAAGAATTTGGTCCTGAGATAACTATTACCTTTCCAAAAAATAAAAACATCATAAAAACAAATTCAGATGTCGATGCTCCTTGTAAGTTAGTATGGATTATTGCTGAGGGAATGGTTGGCCACAAACGCAAAGACATCATCGCTGAATGTGTTAAACAAGGGGTCGCATACAATACAGCCCGCACCCAGTATCAAAGTTATTTCAAAGCCCTCAAAGCCGATTAAATTCTAATTAACCTGCCCCGCACTAGGGGCTTAATCATGGAGTTATTATGCCTATTCTAATTGATTGCGAAAAGCTTACCTTTGTAAAAGCTGCTAAAACAGTTGAACAGCTCCAGTACTGGGCTGATATTTTATGCCCTGATTCTGATTATCTTATTGCGGATACTCAAAAGAAAGTTTATGCCGCATTTACCGAAATGGAGCTAAAAATTCTTTACGGTAATACCATAATGCAGGATATGCGTCACATAATCCCGTCCAGCTATAACAAGCTTCTAAACGAAGTGGTTAAGCTAGGTGAAGGTATCGAAGAAGACGAGACTGAACTTAGTGACCTCAAGAAAAAGCTAGGTAAGGCGTTAAGTAGTCCCTTCCCATTAAATAAGCCTACTCAAATTAGTGGGGGGTCTCCCACTAAGCCCAAAGCCCCGCCTAGCGTAGGCAAGAGACCTAAAGCTGGAACATCCACTGCCAAAGTCTGGGATATCGCTGATGAAATGATGGCTGGAGATCCAGGCCTAGGAATTGATTCTAAAGACTTTCGTAAATGTGTTATCGAGGAGTGTGTTAAAGAAGGTTTAAACCCTTCAACCGCAAGTACGCAATTTGGCAAATGGAAAAATTCAAAATAAACGTTGACCTTTGTTTATGATTTAAGTATTATTCAATTCAACATTGTTAAACAAGTAACATTTAATCCCACTAAGGAGACATGATATGTCTGAAGAAACTGAAAACACTGCACAAGAGCAAGCCCCAGCGAAAGTTGTTCAACCTAAACAAAATGGCGTATCTCGTCCAAAAACTGGTACTAAAACTGGTCGTGTTTGGGAAATTGCTGACGCTCAATCGAATGAAGCCGGTGAAGCTGCAAAGCGTAAACCTGTTTTAGATGCTGCTATCGCTGAAGGTATCAATGCTGCAACAGCTGCTACCCAGTATGGTCGCTGGCGTAAATTTAACGGCCTTGAAGGTAATGGTAAAGAAGCTGCTACAACTGCTGAAACACCTGCTGAAACTGAAGCCGAAACACCTGCAGAAGCTTAATGAAGCTAAAACCGCTGAATGACTGCCGGCGGTTTTAATTTTAAAGGCGTTGGGAGTGATGACCTAGCGTCTTTAAATGAATCCATTGAATCTCACAACTTGTTGAGGAACAGACTTTAAACGAACCGCGATGATTGCCTTTATGATCGAATAGACCGTAATGTAGTAATGATTCAAAGTACTCCTCTTGTTTAAAGCGAGGTTTAGTGGATTCTTCGAAAAGTAAATCATTTCAATAAAGGGGCTTAAGGCCTCTTTTTTGTTCTCTTTATTAGTTGTATAGAGTATTATTTGGGAGTATAATTAATACCCAATCAAGGAGTACTCTCATGCAGCTCATAACCATCAATAAGCAAAAAGTTTCTAAACCAGTTAGTGATCCAAACTCAATTCTTGTTCATTCAATGTTCGATACCATTCAAGGCGAAGGCCCATTTGCAGGTACCCCTGCTTTATTCATCCGACTAGCCGGTTGTAATCTTCGATGTCCAGCATGTGATACCGAGTATACCGAAGGGGTTGAACGAATGCATCCTAATGACATTGTTATTAAAGGCAGTACTATGACCAATGCCCAACTTGTGGTCATTACAGGAGGGGAGCCATTTCGACAAGATATTTCGGACTTGTGTGTGTACCTTGTAAGAGCTGGTTTTAAAGTACAAATTGAAACTAATGGTACATTACCTATTCCCCCATATTTTCTAACCTATCTGATTAACGCAACTATTTTTATTGTTTGTAGTCCAAAGACAGAATTTGTACACCCTGACCTATTGCCTCACATAGTGGCATTTAAATATGTACTTGACTGTAATGATGTTTCAGATGATGGTTTACCAATTAAGGCGTTAGGCCACAAGGTCAAAGGACGGGTATTCCGTAAACCTGAAGATCATCCTGCAGAAGTATTTCTCCAGCCTGTTGATGTGCAAAATGATTATGAAAACCAGATGCATGAAAAAGCAGTTGTTAAGTCGTGTATGGTTTACGGCTATCGTTTATGCCTCCAAATGCATAAGATAATAGGCGTCGAATAATCTAATCTAAAGGTTGTTTATTACTCTTGTTAGGTTATAATAGATAAAGAAGTAAAGGGTTTATACCCGCTCCAAAATCAATCACTGTAATAATTAAGGAAACAAAATAATGAAACTGACAAAAGCAGTCGTGGTATTATCAGGCGGACAAGATTCAGTTACGTGTCTGGGCCTGGCCTTGGCCTCTCACCATTCTGTATCATGTATCTCGTTTATTTATGGGCAGAAACATTCTATTGAAATTGAGCAGGCAAAGAAAATTTGTGCCAAACTTGAAGTTGAATTGAAAATTATTGATATCAGCTTTTTAGGTGAGCTAGTTACTAGTGCATTAACTGGGGATGGAGATGTGAACGCTGCTCATCCTAACAACCCTGATTTACCGGCAAGTTTTGTACCAAATCGAAACGCCTTGTTCTTAACCATTGCCCACGCCTACGCCCAAGAGAAAAAAGCTGATTTTGTATACACTGGGGTTTGCCAAACCGATTACAGTGGTTATCCTGATTGCCGAAAGGATTTCGTAATCGCGTTGCAGGATAGCCTTAATCTAGGGTATGTGACAAACATTAACATCATAACTCCTTTGATGTATCGGACCAAAGCTGAAACATTTAAATTGGCCGCGCAATACGATTGTTTGAATCTGGTAATTGAAGATTCTCATACCTGCTACAATGGGGATCGTACTATTCGTCATCATTGGGGTTATGGTTGTGGTGAATGTGGGGCTTGTAAATTACGCGCTAAAGGATGGGAGGAGTATTGTCATGACATATCTGCGGATGACAAACAAGCGAACTAAACCTAGGTTGCCTGCCAAAGCCCATCAAACATGGTATACCTTTTCAGGCGGGCCGTGGGATGGTAAAAGGGTATCGATGTCCGATCCTACTGGGACATTACCTATTACTGTTAATGGTTATATAGGTCGGTATGTAAATGGGAATCGGCTTGAGTCAAAAGATCTAATTTGGCAACCTGATAGAACTTAAACAATTAACTCACAATTAAAAAGAGAACAAAATGCCTAAAATTAAAGTTCAACGTTATCACGATATTTGTGCTGGTCACAGAGTTACTGGTCACGAAGGTAAATGCAAACACTTACATGGCCACAATTATCGGGTTCATTTCAACTGCGAATCAGAAGATGGCACCCTTGATCATTTGGGCCGTGTAGTTGATTTCTCGGTAGTTAAAGAGAAGCTTTGTATGTGGCTTGAAGATAACTGGGATCATCATTTCTTAATCTGGAACCAAGATCCTCTTAAGTCGTATCTTCTTGATATTGACCCTACTGTTGTAGTGGTACCTTTTAATCCCACCGCCGAAAACATGGCTGAGTTTTTAGTAAAGCAAGTGGCACCTATGCAAATGAAAGGCACTGGTATTGTTCTAACTTCGGTTAAAATCGATGAAACCCGTAAATGTTCAGTTTCTTACGAACTGTAATTGGAGTAAAAAATGCGAGATACGCAAAACAGAAAAAATATAGTGGCTGGTAGTATTCGTACAATATTGCAGTGTATTGAAGATGATGGACCTACCCACGAGCATACCCCATTTGATAGTGTTCGAGAAGGGCTTGAAGAAACCCCTGAACGTGTTGCCAAGGCTATGGCCAAATGGTTCGAAGGTTATCACATGGACGCTGGTGAAATCTTAAAAGTCTTCGAAGATGGTGCTGAACATTATGATGAAATGATAACTGTGGTCAATATCCCACTCTACAGCAAATGTGAACACCACATGGCTGATATTTTTGGAACTGCTACAGTAGCCTATATCCCCAATGGTGCAATTGTTGGTTTGTCTAAGTTGTCTCGTATTGTGAATATGTACGCTCGCCGCTTGCAAGTTCAAGAACGTTTGACTACTGACATTGCCAATTGCCTCCAAGAGCATTTGAAACCGCTGGGTGTAGGGGTTTATATCAAGGCCCGTCATATGTGTATGGAATCCCGCGGGGTTTGTCAGCAGGGCCATCACACCGTGACTACCGCATTACTTGGGGTCATGAAAACAGATGCTGCCACTCGGGCTGAGTTTTTATTAATCGCTAAGTAATAGGAATGGCTGGGGTAACCTAGCCATTTTTCTCTATGAAACTATATCTTGCTGGAATACATACTTCAAACTTTGATCTCAATGGTCGGCTTTATGATAGACTAACCCCAGAAGAACAAGAACACCGTGATGGAGTTAGATATTACCTAGAATCGTATCACTACATTGGACGCCAATCCTATATTGACCGCATTCGTAAAGATGGTATTAAAGTATTTTTGGACTCTGGTGCTTTCTCTGCCTTTACTAAAGGAATTCAGGTAGATATGCAGGCCTACTGTAGGTATATTGAAGAAAACATTGATATTATTGAGGTTCGGGACGGTACCGTTTACGCTTCTGTATTGGATCACATCGGTTCTGCTCAAGGTACCTATGAAAATCAAATCGCAATGGAACGACTTGGTGTAAAACCATTACCCTGTTTTCACTATGGTGAAGATGAACGATACCTTGAATGGTACATCGCAAATTATGATTACATTACAATTGGTGGCATGGTACCTATATCAACCCCTCAACTTCGAATATGGTTAGACCGCATATTTGAAAAATACATGATTGATGGATCTGGTAGACCAAAGATAAAATTTCATGCTTTCGGTTTAACCACTTTATCCCTTATGAAGCGGTATCCATGGTATTCAGTGGATTCATCATCTTGGGTTCAAATGGCGGCTACTGGTAATCTATTAATTCCTGGCCATGGAACTATATCTGTATCTGCACAAAGCCCATCCCTAAAAAAGCAGAATCAACATATCGATAATGTGGCCCCATTGATCAAGGATGCTATTATTAAAAAGTTCGAAGACAGAGGGTTCGAAATAGATCGATTACGTAATGAATATATTTCGAGATGGGTGTATAATATACAATCCTACAAAGAGATTAATCTTGAAATATTCGAAGATGATCCAAAGTTTATTGTTGATCAAATGGGGTTATTTTAAAATGTTAAAATCTTTAAAATTCGTTCAAGGGGCAGTCGCTAAAAAAGATTATGTTCCAAGCCTAACCCACTTTAGAATTGAAAATGGTTTTATCAAAGGGTTTAACGGGGAGCTGGGCCTATGTAGCCCTATTGACTTGGATCTTACTGTCAGTCCTAAGGCCACAACATTCATTAAAGCAATCCAAACTTGTAAAACTACTGTGGCCATGCATATTACTCCTACTGGGCGCCTAGCCATTAAGTCTGGTAATTTTAAAGCCTTTATCGATTGCGACTCCAATGATATTTACCCAGACATTGATCCTGAAGGTGAAATCATAAAACTGGATAATGGCTTTCTACCCATCATTAAAAAGATTGCACCTTTTATAGCGGATGACGCATCTCGGCCGTGGGCTCGGGGTATTCTATTTAGAGGCCAATCTGCATTTGTAACAAACAATATTATAATAGTCGAGTATTGGTTGGGTTATGATTTTCCAGTAGAGATCAATATACCTCACAACGCAATCAAAGAACTCCTACGAATAGGCGAAGAACCTACCCATTTACAACTAAACGAAAACCAGTTAACATTTCATTATTCAGATGGTAGGTGGTTAAAGACTCAAATTTGTAAAACCCAATGGCCTGATCTAACCCCATTATTTGAAGTAGACCAAAACACTGAAACCATCAACGAAGATTTCTGGGAGTCCATCGAGAGTATTATACCTTTTATTGATGACATGGGTCGGGTATATATGGAGGATCATAAATTGACCACAACAGACTCTGATAATGAAGGGGTCACTTTAGAGGTATCAAATACCTTTCCAGTCCAGATGTGTTTTAATGCCAAGCAAGTGTTTATGTTGAAAAAACTTACCTCGGAGATTGACTTTTCTCACTATCCTAAACCATGTCCATTTGTAGGTGAAAACCTTCGCGGGGTTATTGTGGGCATTAGAATATGAAAAAGCGTATACTGGTTTGCGGGGGTCGTAATTTTACAGATCGAGATTTTGTATTTGATACCCTTACCTCTCTCACTCAATTCCTAGATCCTAAGTTTTGTTTAATACATGGGAGTGCTAGAGGGGCTGATATGTTAGCCCACCAATGGGCCTTTTTTCAGGGGTGTCCCACTATTGAGATGAAAGCGAATTGGGATGCCTATGGTAAAGCTGCAGGGTCCAAACGGAATACTTGGATGCTTGATTATTGTACCCCTGATTTAATAGTAGCCTTCAAAGGTGGGATTGGGACACGAAATATGATAAATCAAGCTTCAAAACGAGGGATTGATATTTATGAGCCGGTTTGATAACGAAGGTTTATTCTGGGTAGATATTGATAACAAAACCATAAAGATGCAAACCTATCTAACTGAAAATGGCTGGCTCCCACATGGGGCTACAAAATGGTACAAAAGGATTTGGGAAACCAGAGAACAACCATTTAAAGAAATGGCTATGCTCTTAGTGGATGCATATGTCGAGGCCAGGAAACCAGTCAAACGAGAACCCCCTGAAAGAGTCTGGGAAGTAGAAGGGTTTATTCCAAGCCAAGATCTATTGGAAGAGGCTTTAAAATTTGATGTTGATTTATACACAGACTCTGAATTAATTCAAGCTTCATTAGATGAAGTACCTTTGATATTTGATATTGAGTGTTATATAAATTACTTTTTGATTGCATTTATTTCTACAATAAATAACAAGGTTATATTTTTCGAGTTTACCCCTGAATCAATTCTTATGGATACACCTAAGTTCAGATGGGTTATGGAAAATTTTCTTATCGTGGGGTTTAATAGTAGAAATTATGATATCCCGATTGCGGCGATCGCATTGGCTGGGTGTAGTAATAAACAACTCAAAGAAGCTACTAATTTAATAATTGGAGAACAGATGTGGGCCCACCATGTACTCCGTAGATTCAAAGCCAAAAAGTTAGAGAACATTGACCATATTGATATTATTGAAGTGGCCCCACTTAGTGCCAATCTAAAAATTTACGGGGGTAGGGTTCATACTAAAAAGATGCAAGACTTACCCTTCAGGCCTGAGATAACTTTAACCCCTGATCAAATTGCAATCTTACGTTTTTACTGTATCAACGATTTATTTACTACTCGTGATTTATTTAATACCCTAAAAAAGCAACTAAAAATTCGTGGCACCTTAAGTATTGAACATGGCATTGACCTCCGATCAAAATCAGACGCCCAGATAGCCGAGGCGGTTATCAATGAAGAGCTTACTATTCTTAATGGACATCGAGTACATAGGCCCACTATAGAGCCAGGAACTTGGTATAACTATGACGTACCTAACTTTATAGAATTCCAAAGCGAATTAATGGCGGATACGCTTAGTGTAATAGCCTCCACTAAATTTATAGTTGGAGATAGTGGCAATATAGGAATGCCGGAAGAACTTAAGGATATAGCCATTAACCTCGGGTATAGCACTTATACTATTGGAATTGGAGGGCTCCATAGTACCGAACATAGTATTACTCATTATTCGGATAAAAATACTATTTTAATAGATCGAGATGTTGAATCCTATTACCCTCGTATAATTCTAAATCAAGGACTATATCCTAAACATTTGGGCCGCAATTTTCTTAAGGTTTACGATAAGATTGTTACTACCCGACTGGCCGCGAAGAAGGCAGGTAACAAGTCAGTGGCTGATACTTTGAAGATCGTTATCAACGGGAGCTTTGGTAAGCTGGGTTCCAAATACTCAAACCTATATGCCCCTAAATTATTGATCCAAGTAACCATGACTGGACAATTAAGTTTGTTAATGTTGATAGAACGAATTGAATGGGTAGGAATACCTGTGGTATCAGCAAACACCGATGGCATTGTTATTAAGTGCCCTAGAGCCCGCGAAGATGAATTAAACAATATTGTGGCCATTTGGGAGAAAGATACCAATTTTATTACAGATGAAAATAAGTACAGTGCATTGTATTCTAAAGATGTGAACAACTATATTGCGATTAAAGAAAACGGTACAACAAAAGGCAAAGGTGCTTATTCAACGCCTGGCCTACAAAAGAATCCTACCAGTCTAATATGTGTTGATGCTGTTATTAAATTTTTAACCACAAATGTCGCTATCGAAACTACGATTAAAGAATGCCTAGATATTACCAAATTCATAACGGTTCGAACTGTTAAAGGTGGGGCTGTAAAAGATGGGGTTTACCTTGGTAAGGCTGTCCGATGGTACTACGCTGTTCCAACCAATTTTGATGAAGACTATTTAAACGAAATTATATACGCCAAGTCTGGAAACAAAGTACCTAAATCAGAAGGGGCCAAGCCCTTAATGGAGTTGCCGGATACTTTACCCGATGATATTGATTATGATAGGTACCTTCAAGAATCGTATTCTATTCTCGTAGATATTGGACATACTCTAGAGTAATCGTTGACTAAGTTGAGTAATGATCATATAATATATTTATCGAATCGGAACAAACAAGGGGTACAGCATCATGGCTAAATTCATTAAAACTGGTAAGAATGAGATTACATTAATATCTAATGGCTCTCATAAAGACGGTTTAAAAGTGGCTCAATGGGCTAGGAATTTAATAGAAAAGGCCGATGCTATAATCTTCGAAGATACAGCAAGTAGCTATAAATTATCGGCCCCACATTTGAAAGATGTTTATTTTCTGAATAACGTGGTTTTAAAATTCTCAGATTACTATTTCACTGACATTAACTTCTGGTTGAAAAATTGCAAGTAGCCAATAATACAGCCCCGAAAGGGGTATTCCCCTCAACCAAACCAAAGGATAATCAAAATGCCCTCAAATAAAAAATACGCTGGTCAAGTAGTAATGCTTTTTATTTTAATTGTACTAATGTTTTTATTAGTAATTTTAGAAGGAGGTGTAGTTGATGATCAGGATACAAAATATTGTGATATGGTTAAGCTTCACAAGGATTCGGGTAATGATTCGAATATTGGATGGGCTGATTATAAAAATACTTATGATCAGGAATGCCAAGATTAATCTCTTGGCTATAGTTTATCAATTTTTTTATTTGCCAGTTTAAGAATAAGAGCTCTCATAGATCCTACCCCGATAAGGCCAATTAACCCACCAAAAGAAATTACCCATTCTTGGGGCCAGTCAAGAGCTCCTACCGCACTAGATACCGTAAAGCTTATGCCAACACAAAGAGCCCCCTCGAGGGCTATTCTTAACCAACTGGTTTCAGAGCGATCATATATAACCCTTAAAACAGCAAGGGTTCCAGCCAGTATGGCCCCTAATATTTGAGGTGGGGTATCACCTATTATTTTGAACGGCATCGTTTTTTAGCTCGTCGTTGTTTATAAGCTTTAAGTACTACTTTTAAAATAATGAGTGCTATAATGGTTAACCATAGGATTTGCTGAAAGTAGTCTGAAAAATCCATTCTCAATTAACCCACTAGTAATGATAAGGAGCTGGCCTACCCACAACACCCACATTGTTGAGGTAACAAATATTTCTGGATTAAACCCTAGAGCTTCAATGCTTAACCCTATCATGTTGACACCCACCGCCATCAAGGCAATTACCATAACAGCAAAAGATATACGACATTTAATTCTTGATAAACACAATACTGCAACAAGATCAAATAAAGATATGTACACATAAAACCCTAGCATATCCACAATAGCTTGATAACCAACCTGCCAAAATTCCATTCCTACACTAAGTACATACACTCCTAATATAATTTTTAATACTGATCTGCGTTCAGAACTCTGACTAAAATACATTGCAATAATAACTACGGTTAGCGCAATTATATCTAATGTATATGCAAATAATATTGATGGATCCAACGAAGAAAACATACCGAATATATAGTTTATCATTTGCGAACCTGCGGAGTTTGAATTGGAGGTGAAATCGGCGGTGGTTGTTCTGGTTTAGGAATAATTATTTTAGGTTTAAATCTATTTGGAGTAGGCATGAATTATTTCTCTCTGCTACGGATTACGTCAACTAGCCCATTATGGGGTATAGCGCATTTGAAATATTGGTTGGCCCACTGCTCTGTTAATAGAAGCCAGTCTTTACCTGTTAAGCCTTCAGGGCTCGGTAGCACCATCGGGCATTTCACTAACAAGATTTCTTGCGTTATTTGAGGCGTAACTTTCGATGACCCGCAAGCCGTCATCATCAATACAGCTATTACTATAAACAGGACGCGTGACATATTTAGTTCGCCATTTGGTAATTATTTCAACCTTATTATCCCTTACCTGTAATTGGTCGGCAACTGTTTTGGCTATCTCGCTTTCGCGGGCTTTAAACACTTCCATCTGTTCAACAGCTTTTAGATCGATACCGTCCTGTATCATGCTGCGAGTTTTATAACCACCCCCGAATATCATCCCTGCCGCTATCACTGCTACACCTAATTGGATCATTTCTTATTACCACTATTAACATAGAACCCGAACCATACTGCGGACGCACCCCAAACAACAGCGACGAACGCAGACTGTTCAGTGGTGGGATCGGGTAGTTTCATAAACCATTGTGAAGACTGATACCACAAAATAAGATATAGTCCGAATGCCAGTCTGGGAATAACTCTCCAATTATTTATAGTTTCAGCCCACATTATCGGTCTCCATCAATAAATTCAATGGTTAAGTTTCCAGCTAAAGCCGCCCCGATAACCTTTTTGTAAAACCGTTTATAGGCCTTTGTGGACGAACCAATGGATAAAGGATCTCCCATTATAGGGGTTGTACCTACTAGATAACATCCCTCGGTATTGCGTATGTAGTTGCCGATATGAATTAAGATGTATTCAAATTCAGGAACATCTTTAATCCAAAGCATCCCTTGATGGAACGATGGAAACTTATCAGAGTATCGCTTATGGAAACCGCCCACAGTACGTACTTCAATTTTGTAAACAATACCTGCAGGAATACGAGTTTCTTTTTTAACCTTAACATCGCGGTGACCATCTTCCAAGCCACAACACTCAACAACATCATCAATTAAACAAGTAGACAAAGTTGAATTTAATGTAGATTTATGTCGCCATACTTTTATGTGCATTTTGGGTACCTTCTATATACCAAGAACAGGGTTTGAACCGCTTAAGCTACAAGTTCAAGCGGCAGTAATTTACCAGCGGCTTCTTCAACGCTAATGATACCATCGGTGTTGACGTCCAGTGCCTTTAGCGCTTCTGTGGCATCGAGCAAAACTTGGATCTTGGCGTTTACCTCAGTAAGATCCAACCCTTTTCTGGTGAGTTCTTTCAATTCACCATTTTCGATAACTGCTAATGCTGCGTCACGGTTAGCGCGAACACGGGCTAGGCTAATGTCACGGCCTAGAGCCACATTAACTGAAACCTTTTGCGGGTTGTTAGTCTTATCATGCACCCACGCATTGCGGAAAGCGCGGTCGGCTGGGATATCTGTTTCGTCCACAATCTCATAAGCCAGACCAGCGGGAACGTCTTTCACCAAACGATCTAGTGAGATACCCTTAGCTGGGATGAGGATGCCGATTGAACCGTCTGTGTTTGTAAAGATTATTCTGTTCATTTTGATTACCTATTTAGGTTGAAAGATTTGATCAACTAGTCCGAGAATGCAAGCACCTGTATATCAGCGCCGTCATAATTGGCCCCTAGAGTGGCGCTGATCGACTTGCTGATAACTGTTATCTGAGACGTGGTATTCATTTTTGCCTCTACGATATACGAGGTTGTGCCCAAGGGGCTGGCGAATTGACCGCCCACCACTGCTGAACCGATAGTTATGGGAGTCGTTAAATTGACGCTGTAATCACCTAATCCATTATCTGTTAACGAGCTAACATTAAAACTTTCAGTTATGGATATTGTGAAAGTTCCATTAAAGTTCACCCACGCCTTAGCAGCCCCGATGTTTACATCTTTGGAGTTGAAGTTATCATCTCCGCTTATTGTACTAGGCATTAGGAAAATCCTCCAAATATTATAATATCGTTACGCCTAAAGTCTATAGTAGCACTACCCGCTGAATCCTGACCACCCGTGTTTAAAATGAATGAAGCGACTAATTTTTCGTTTTGTATGACATGTCTTATTCTAGCCGAAGCAGGTGTTGAAAAATTAGCAGCAATATCACTGTCTGGATCACCCCCTGAAGATATGACGTAATTAACATTGTCCATGTTTTGTGTGAAATTAACTTGCTGTCGGCCTACACCTAAATCAGTCAATGAGCTAACATTTTCACTGTCTTGTATGGTTATAGTGCCAGTCCCTGTAAAGCTCACCCAAGCCGTAGCAATCCTGCGACTAAGCACATTCAAGTCTGTCTCTTTGCCGGACGTTTTACCTCTTAGGGTATCTGTTACTATTGCACTCATGGGTTGATACCTCCGAAGACTTGCGCACAAAATATATTAGGATCAACGAAAAGAGTCTGATCACCTGTAAGACATTCTACAGATAGAGAACCAACGAGCAATGGGTTTGCAATTTCTGCCAATCTAGTATCAGCAGACCCAGCAACTCTATGACCTTCCATAACTGCTGAATAATCGGTGTTATCCATATTCACAGTAAAATTGATTGTAAATTTACCTACACCAATATCAATGACAGAACTAACATTCTCGCTATCGCGGATAGAAGGTGCGCCAATTCCATTAAAATTCACCCAAGCCGTACAAGGTGCAAAGGTTCTTGACCCATCCCCGCTTTTCCATTCGTCTACTTTTATTAAACTCATATTAAACCACCGTCCAAACAGCGCCATTAGGTATGGTCACTGTTATGCCATTATCAATTGTTATAGGGCCAGCTGTCATAGCGTTGGTGCCAGCACTAAGCTCATAATCCACCGTGACGTTTTGGTCGTTCTCGTAGAACACTTTATCTGAACCACCACCAACTGCACCGCCGCCTGCGGGAAGAAGTTTGAAATGATTAGCCCCGAAATCGAATCTAAAACTGACATAATCTCCGAGCGGTAATTCACCACCCGTAAAAACAGTTCCTGCAGAAGTACGCAGATCCTTTAACCCAGCAGCACCCACATTGACCGTAGAGGCTGCTGTATTCGCATTACCCACAACAAACGATATCTCTTGTCCGTCAAAATAAACAGGAGGAGACTTCTTTGAACCTATTGTGGATAACACATATGCATCAGCTATACCTGAGTCGGTAAAAAATGAACCCCCTGCAGCATAAACACTCATTGCCTTACTTAATTGAAACAAGTCTGCTGCAGTTAGGGTTTGGCCGGTATCTGTTATTGAGTTTTCTAGTTCGCCAGGAATGTCATTAAACTCATCAGCGCTGAGCGAATCTCCTGTATTTTTTGTTACGATATCTCTCATCTTATAGTCCTTAAACTCGACGGAAAATTAAGTCAACATTTGCTGGCTTTAGTTTATTAAAAAGACATTCCAATATGCCAATATTACTGCTACCAAAGGGAATTGGAAACGTTAATGGAAATTTATTTGAACCTTCTAATTGAAAACTGACTATTAATGTGAATCTAGCTGTCTTTGGATTAGGGAAAAATATTAGGGGAAACACTAACGGGAACACCCCTGATACTGAACCAGCGTCTATAGTTACAACAACACCAAATAAAGCAGCAAGGGCTATAAAGTCGGCTTCGGTTTGAATACCAAGTGCCGTTAGTTTAGTTAAAACATTTTTACGCCGCTGTTCTATTGTTCCAGATGTATCAAAACAACTATCTGGTATACCTACAAACCCTTCCCACTCCTTAATAAATAATTCAGTGAAACGAATATCATACTCTGACGAAACTAAGTTAATCTGCTCTTCACCATCAACCAGTAACCCACTAAGGCCTTCGATTAATTTCCTTAACTTAGTCCCAAGTAATTTTTTACCGATAAACAAATCTCCATTGGGCAAGTAATCAGCCAATGAATCTGCTTGTTCCGTTAATGTATGTTTCGTCAGTAATTTAGGCATATTAGTTAAAAGTAATAGTTCCTAAGGTTGCTATTTCCCCAGCTGCAATAGTGATATCCGCGGTAGGGGTTGTTAAAGAAAATGATTGAAGTCTATCACCAGTTTCGCGATCTGTGGTTTGAAAGATTGCTGATCGGTATGAATCTTCTGTCACATCAACTCCGAGTTCAGTTATTTTAAACACTTCATTCAAACTGGTAGTAATAGCATCCTGCATTGTTGGTGTACTTGGGTTTATAGCTGAAAATGTAAAGTCCACAGATACCTCAGTTGGGGCCAAAACAATTACATCATCATCTGCGGTATTTGCAGGTTTAATTTCAAGTATCTTATCCTTGGTCGTAGCTACTTCCCCTGCAGATGGAATAATATTTGCATCGTTATCCCTGACAAAATAGATGGTAACCTGTCCTACATCAGGAGTTATTTCAAATACAAATACCCGAGTAACTCCGGCCACTTCTTTGGCTTTATTGGTAATCGCCGGTATATTAAATAAGGCTACCGGATTTTGAACCCTATCTATAACCCTAGTTCTAAAATCGGGGTCGTCTTCAATATTGGTACCGCCTGATATTTCTGAGAAGTCAACAGTAGTATTTGAATCAACTCCGGCAACTGGGGAAACAAAAGTAATGGTTGTCCCAGCCAACTGGTTAACAGATTGCCCGAAGTCAATTGATTTAAGTGAAATATTAGCAGTTGTAAAAGCCGCCATTATAGTTCCGGTAGCGGGGGTTACTGGGGTTCCGACAATATCATATGTAAAGGTGGTGAGCCCTGTAACTGTAACTGCAAAGGTACCATTGTATTCAGACTGGTCGGCCCCTGAAATTGTTACATCAATTAAAGAAGCTAGGTTATGTGCATTGGTTGAGGTTACAGTAACCAAACTACCACTTCGGGTTATACTAGCGATAGTAATTAAAACATCAGTTATAACTGCTTGGGCCGTTGACTCATATTGGAGTCCATCCGAGGACTGAAACAAAGTAGCACTAGGAATGATACTACTAGCTGTTCCTGTGGCCACAACAGTACCTGTCGCTGAGGTCGCTGATATTCGGGTTATCCCAAACCATTCACCAAACATAACCAAAAACTCACCGGTTGCAGTTTGAACAAATAGTTGTTTTATGAGCTCTTGTAACTGGGTATAAAAATCAAAAACCCTTAACGAATACCCAGTAATAATCGCCCCTAAAAATGAATTTTTTAAGAAGGGGTTGGATTCAGAGAGCTCCCGCTGGACATCTGTTTTAGCCCGTTGCTCAATTTCTTTTGGCTTTGATGGAAATTCAATGGTCATGTTCCAGTCTTCTCCCAAAGATCAAAAAACCGTTGTTCTACTTGGCTTGAACTAAATTCAATAGTAAGTAACAGGGTAATGGTACCAGTACTATTAACTTTTGCAATAGAGGTGGTAATGTTTTTAACTAACTCATCGTCGATTAACCAGTCAACTGATTCAGAGACAGCATCTTTAACCCCGTTCAAAACTAGGTTGGTAAGCCTACTCTGTTCAAATAACCAAAGCTTTGAACCTATTTCAAAACCTACAAAATCTGATAGTACATTTCCAATCCAACCACGTCTTCGAATGGCTTCCGGTACCTCTACTGGAGAGGCCCTACGTTCGCAAAAAATAGACATTTCTAAAGCAGTTTCAAATCCAGGCGCCAAACTAAAATCCCCAGTTTCTGAAAATGATATATCAAATAAACCGTCTTTACCTTTTGTAAGTTGAAGATCCATACTATTCATTATAAAACACCATTAATATTGACTTGGGTATCACCCGCCGAATCATTAGCTTGGCTGTGTCCATGGGTGTTATCAATAACCTTACCATTAGCAGTAACCGCTCCTGTAAATGCAGTGTCGCCCGTTACATTTAGGTTGTCAACATTTATATTTAAAGTCTTGGCAATTATGTTACATACATTAGATCCGGCATCAACCGTAATATCGCCATTTTCAGAAAACTTAACAAAGCTTCCAGTTAAATAATTACCTACCACTACCTCGCCAGGTTTTAGATTTGCAAACCGTTTCTCAACTAAATTAGCAATTCCCGCTTTTGATTCCTCTTGACCTTGAAGGTTAAACATAATTACCAAGCTGCCTTCAGGAGGATTTGAACATAACCCGTATGGAGAAATTAATTCAACATCTGACGTTTTACCCAAATATGAAACTTGAGCTATCGGGAATACAGTATTGTCTTTTCCGACTAAACTAATAACTGACTTTTTAATCATATTTATTAGACTGTTCATCATTGTAATAATAAGCTCGTAGTTTTGGTGGTAGTTCTCTTTTGCTTTACCGGTTCAGTAGCTTCTAGGGTATAAGCATCCGTATTTACAATACCTAAGGTTACCACATTACCGTCATCTATATCAAGCCTAAATGTCACGCTATTAATTAAAAACTGTCCTTCAAGACCTGAAAACACATCTCTGATTTGGATAAGCATGTTAGGCTGCCAAATTTCACCAGTGGTTGAATCAGTGTGGCCTTGTAAGGTAACCTCATAACTAAAAGAACGAGACCTGTTTATATTGGCCTGCCATGTAGCCCGTTTCTTACAATCCCCACTTGTGGACGCTTTTTCAGCTATCATAACTAGGGTTCTCGATTCCCTTATATCTAGGTCCTCTGATTGGCCAAAAGAGTTGGTTACAGTAACTGTGTTTACGCCTACACTTAAAAGATTTTTATTACCAACCGAGTTTAACTGCGACTTAACAATATATCTATTGAATCGTTTAGAATTGTCATAGGTTACTGATGCTGATTTGATATTATTTAATTCAGGGGTATCCAAGGTGTTGAACAAAGTGGCTTCAGTACTTATGCCTGAACCCCTAGTGATAACAATATTACCATCTCCATCTGAAGTTATAAGTACCTGACGTTTCCTACAGTACCCTTCAATAAGATTAAAAACGGTAATTCCAATTTCACCGCTTACCTTTTCAGAAGCTGTAAAATCATCTATATCATCAACTTCATTAATTACCTTGATATCAGGAATCTTTGCCTTTACCAAAATCTGTTCAATTATAGCTTGTAAAGAAATAGGCCCATTAAAATCAACTCCGCCATCTAAGGTTGAATCGATTACATCCCCTGTTTTATCCCTTCCCTCGATAGATATATTATGAGAACCTGTATCGTAATTAACCGAAATAATTTCAATAAATCCAGTGATGATAGCGACTCCATCAACTAATACTCTGCAAGGAGAATCAATCTCAATAGGAAAAGGATTTACGCTATCGGTAAAAGCATCAAATCTAAAACTCCCGCTTAGGGTATCCAATGAAATATTTACTTCAATTGAATTAAAATTTGTAAACTCGGTACCATTAACCTCAAGAATAATCATGCAGTAAAAACCTTTATCTTACCTGAGTAATGGCTCACATCAGGGTTACTATTTAAATCCACAATTGCATTAGCAAGGTCAAGATTTCCGTAAAGTTCATACGTTAATAATTGAGATGGACGTCTATTGATATCCAACTCCAAAACTTGGTTAACCGTTAAGCGTTGAGTTTGTAAAAATATTTCACTTTGGTCTCTTAAGTTTTGAAGATCAAGTTTTGTTCTGTTTGGAATATCTGGATCTTCTTGAATAATTTGAAATTGGGCATCCAGTAATTGTTGAGTGGCATCTAAGGTTTCAGTATTAGTAAATACAATTTGTGAAGTGGCAACATAGGAAGATGATAATGAGGTGATCTGCATTTGCCTAGTAATGGCCTTTTCGTTATTAACAATTTCAGCCTTCTCTGCTGTTATATTGTTTAGATCTCCTATCACTGCAGTATCAATTGTCAAATTATCAGAACCTTTATTAAAATCAAAGAATGTTGCTAATACATCTACTCTTGAATCAGGGGTAGGTAAAATGTTAATGCTTTGATCAAACAAACTTAATATCTGGGCTCCCAATGCTGATGGATTATTTACAAATGCACTAGCATTATTTTTAAATTCTAGTAGGTCAGATTTGAACTGGGCTATCAAGGTAGAATTACCATCCCCAAATTCACTAATTATATTTGAAAAACTATTGGTTACCTGATTTACTAAAGCTAACCCTTCACTAAATGAATTTGCAAAACCGATACCCACTTCAAATATATCAGTTATATCTTGGGCTAAACTTAAATTGGTAATATCACCTAAACCTGAAACAATACTTTTGCTACTAGATGCAGGTTGTGGTATAACATTATCATTAGCCTTTTCGAAAGTCATTGTGAAGATTGCTTCACCTAGTGTGGTGAGATCCTCGTTTAAAATATAAGGCTTTGCTACTGCTTCAATTCTTCCAAAAAACGGATGAATTAAAATACCTTGGCCAGGCTCTTCCAAAGCGTTTAGTAAACGCTCTTTATCTTGAAAATAGTTGTCCCCAGTTATAGTCCCTGTAAGGGTAAATGTCTTTAACTGTTTACCTAAATCCTCAACCTTACGATTAGAGGAGTTAACGAATTCATGGGTTACTGTTTTACGGCCCCCTGTGGTAGTGGTCGTTTCCGGTAAAAAGGCAGCTCCTTTAAAACTGGCCTGTTGTAAATCTGTTAATATAGTCATTTGAAGTTCTTTCCAGTATTAAGAGAACTGCTACCGAGGGTCTTGGTTGCAACACCTTGTACAATCCCTGAAGGATCACTAACCTTAATGTTAACATCTACTGCGTTTTGAGAATTATTATTTATTAATAAACTTTTCGGAGCATTTAGTCCTTCAGGTCGGGCTGTAATATTGTTTAAACTTGAAGTATCGTTTCCACTAAAAGGATTAATTTTATTAAAAAAGCCACCTACTGAACCTTTTATATCAAAGTTTTTAACTATACCTGCAACTTTTTTAACGTTATCTACTATGCCTTCAAAAGGATTAAGTGTACCTATCCATTCTTTTAAATCAGTAAACGCGGTTTTAATATCTTTAACCAAGGTTTGAACTTTAACCACAATTACATCAATGGTTCCGCCAATGGCCATTCTAATGTCATCCCAATTATCCGCAAAGGTAAGGCCTAGGGCTATAAGAGCAGAAAGCCCCGCAACTATTAACACAATAGGTGAAAATATAGCGCCTAACAGAAATCCTAATACTGCAACACCAATTGCCAGTGGACCTAGTATTGAAAGAACACCAGTCATTATTACTAAGAATTTTGTTAGCTTAGGGTTATTGTCAGCAAACTCTTTGAAGGCCTTAGTGGCATCCTGTATACCTGTAATTAAGGACTTCATTGTCTCCTTAATATTAAGGGTTTTTTCAAGGGTGTCACCAATAGTGGCGAGGGATAAATTAACGTTGTCTTTTAATGTTGAAAAGATACCAGCCAAAGTTTTACTTTGTTTATTCATTTGGTCGTGAAAGATACCACCTGTACCAGTTAAAGAAGCAAAGGCATCTTCCATCATCTTAAAGCTTATTTGAGACTTAGAAGCAGCTTCAAAAATAACTCCTTTTGTCACATTAAAACGCTTAGCCAGTAAATCAATAATCGGAATACCACGTTCAGATAATTGTAATAACTCCTCAGTCATTAACTTACCCTTTGATTTAACTTTACCAAAGATGCTGGCCATGTCCGTTAGAGGGATACCAGCGCCTGCGGCTATATCACCTAATGTGGTCATTACAGTAATAAGGTTTTCGTTTTCTACCCCAAATGCAAGTAACTGCTTGGCCGCTTTACCAACCCCCGCTAATTGAAAAGGTGTCTTAGCAGTAAAGTCAATTAGGCTCTTAACTGCAACTTTGGCAGCATCTTCACTTTTAAGTAATGACTCAAATGAGACCCTGAGCGTTTCTATATTAGCCGAGGCTGTAAGGGCCAGGCCTGCAAAGACCCCAAGCGGGACAGTTAAACCTAAGGTCATCCCTGTCCCTACACTCTTCATTGAACTTAAGGTAGTTTTTAATCGGCCCCCAAGTGCTTTAAGACGATCTTTTAGGTGCTTAACTTTACTGGCAGCTTCGCGGAGTTTGCGAACCATTGGTGAGAGTTGACGTGTTATTCCTCCAACCACATTTTTAATTTTTCGAGCGGTGGGAGAAAACTTGTCAATTGCGTGGTAGACATATTCAATACTAAAGGACATTCGGTTACCTTTATAATGCTTTTTTGCGTTCTTTGGCTATCCTTTGAGCTTGGTCTTGGAGTCGTAAAAGTTCAGGTATTGGCATTTTTTGGGTATCTGAGTATTGAACCCCACCTTCAAAAAATGCTAATACATTAGCCTCAACATCATCTATTACGCGGTGAAAACTTTCATCACCAAGGACATGATAAAATTTGCGAGGTATTCTGCGAGTAACACCTCCAAGTCCGATTCGTCAAATTTATTGTATTGAATTTGGTTAATTGGGTCACCGTCAATTTCGATACCCCCTTTTAAAGCTAACTTTTCAAATTCATTAAAGCAGGCTTCAATATCAACACGGCTAGCCAGTAACATAGACATTACTGCTTTGGCATCTAATTGAGCGTCTTTTTTACCTTCATCCGAATCAGAATCAGAACTCATTGATTTAAAAGTTTCTTGTGCATCCAACATTGCGGCGGTCATATACTGCTGCAATCTATATGTTTTACGTAACAGTTTTTTACGAGGGGCTATAATATCCACAACATGAATATCTTGAAGCTCTCCCTCAACTGTTTTTTGTACTGGATACTGTAATGTAATCGTTATCGAACTTTCCATAGATTATACCGCCGGACGAGACATAAATTCAATTTCAACTTCACCATCCACGCCCAATGATGTATCAGGGTCATTAGTGATAATCGCTTTTTGGAAGGTACGGGTAAAGTCACCTTCAACTACTTCTATAGCATTGGCATCTCTATTCGCAAGCCATTTACGAATCAGATTAACGTTCTCTACAGTTGAGAATAAAGTAAACTTACAAGAACCAATCTGAGTTTCAATATTCTCAGAAATAATTTGAGAAGTTTGCCCACCACCAGCACTCGACACTCTGACATTACGTTCACCAAACCCTTCTTTATAACTAAACGAATTTGGTTTAATGCCTACTGATACATTGTTAATGACAACTGTTGGTGCAAATAATGCGCCCATGATTTATCCCTCAGTGCTAAATGCAATTTGGATCGTACCAATAAATTCTCTGAATTGAGTAACTAAAGGTACTTGCATATTTGCTGTAACTTTACCCACATCTAAATCAATTGATATGACAAGGTTAGTGTTAAAAAATTCTTTTGCATCTTCACCTGCCTGCACAAGAACAAAGTCAGGTCCTGATAAAGTATCATAGAGCCCGTTTAAGAATGCACGCACTACTGATTCGTTGGCCATTGAACGGCCTTCGATAACATCACCTTCAGTCAATCGACTTTGAGCGAATCGGGATTTCACATTGTTAAACATAAACTCTCGAACGTTAGAAGAGGTATCCACGAAGTTAAGAAATTTGAAACTTATATCAGGGTTACCAGCAGAATCATTCTTGTAGGTAGTTACTGTCTCACCTAAGATGGTAGTATTACCAGCTCGGTTGTTTCCTATTGTGGAAAGACCGATTGCTAATAAGCTTTCAATTTCGGTAGCATCAAAACCTTTACCAGTTGGAATCAAAGGTAAGCTCGGAAATGGAGTGTTGAAGTAAGGGAAACTAGCTAGTGCACTACCCCCAAAACTATCTCGGGCCCCACCAGTTGCAATAACAAATCGAGATATATTAGCATCTTCAGTTAAGCGTAAAGAACGAATCGCCGCCAATTCAGATGAAACAACATTTCCCAGCTCTACCATACTGGAGCCTTTGAATAAAGCATCATTGATAGCATTAAAACCAAGAATCGAAATGCTTTGACTATTTTCAGGTGTACCTACAGCTAACAAATTCGCAAATGTATCTGTGGTGGTAACAATACCAACCCCATCAAGAACATCGTTAGTCGCATTAAACCGAGGATCCAAAAGACCCTTTAATTCAGTAAGGGTGTACGAAAAAGGCCACACAACTGTTTGATATCTAGCTTCGCCGATTACGTCAAATATTCCGGTTACAGTGGGGTTGGTTGCACCACTAGCCATTCCAACTAAAGCACTTGTAACTCCGGCAATAGTACCTACGACACGAAGAGTAATGTCATTACCCTCAATACCTTTATTGGCCGCAGTTATAGTTACTACCCCAGTTGTATTGGAGGCCGTAACTGGTATTTTGGTGTCAGCGGTTATAGCGGCTTCAATCGAATCACCGATAACGGTTGGTGTATCACCACTTGATATGCCTACCAATAATTTATGATTAATATTGGAACCAATGGTCACTTCAAGGGTACCCGCTTCGGTAGCCGTACCTGTAATGGTAAGGGTTCCAGCCGCAGCAGCTCCGCCAGCGTTATCGTCAATTCCGATAGCATCTATTCGGGTTACTTTATTTATTTTCTTGAATGCTCGAATCATTCCAGCAATCATTGATTGTGAACCGAATAAAGCATCTTCGTTATTCGAGTTTAAAACTTGTTCTTGCAACTCACCTGATACTGCGGTACCAGTAAGCATTTGCCCAACTATCAAAACTCGTTGAGCAGTGTTCCCGACTTGTTGCAATGCAGGAATAATGTTAATGGTGACTTCTGGTTGCGAGATAATACTATTACCAGCCATCTTTATTTACCTCTTTTAGTAGATTTTTCAACAACTACTTCAACACAGTTGTCAATTAAAGAATCTTGGAGCCGTCTACGCCAAAAACGATCAATTGGGATACCGTCAGAAGAGTCCAAAGTAACAACCTTGCCTTTTTTATGGTTAGGGTTGGTACCTAAATCCATATTTAATTTAAGTTTTATTTTTTCTGACATTTTAAGGCTCATCGTCTAAATTAACATTTACTGAAGTTAAAGTTTCAGAGAATTTGTTTAAAGTAATAAGACCAAAATCTCTGAACGCAACATTATCTTCAAGGGCAACCATATCTCCCCCAAGTATATCCCGAACCGTCTGGAAAAGAAACCTGTGGATATAAAAACCTTTAGTATACCCGAAAAAGGTATTGCCATTGGGGGTTACTATATACTCTCTTGGTGTAGACAGGTTACTAGGTAGCTTAACACCAACTAATGATTTATATAAAAGTACAGTAATATCGTCTACTTGATCGCGTTCG